GTTGAGCTATGAATCCAAGGGAACCATGTCTTCCCTCTTGGCGGTAGATATGGGGTTCGAACCCATGTTCCCTTTCGGGGCTACCTGTTTAGCAAACAGGCCTCTTTACCATTTGAGTAACCTACCAATTTTGCGGAGGCGGCAGGATTCGAACCTGCGGACCCCTTTCAGGGCCACTGCTTTTCAAGAGCAGCGCAATAAACCAGACTCTGCCACGCCTCCAAATTGATGTTTCAACTATCTTTCACATCTTAATAGTTATTAGCGGAGGAGGTGGGAATTGAACCCACACGAGTCTTTCTCTCCTAACAGCTTTCAAAACTGCGGCCACCACCCATTGGCTTGCTCCTCCTTTTTATCTTGGCCTACCGTTACCATTATTTAAAGACTTGTAAGTCTTCGTTAACGAATGGCAACTTGGGCAAAGTAATTCCAAATTTTTTATGTCATTGTTTCTAAAATTTCCATCCTTATGCTCCAATTCAATTGGAATTTTTCCTGAATACTCATCTCTCCGTATTTTTTGGCACAAAAAAAACCCTGATTCAAAAAGAACCAGGGTTTCAAATATTTTTATAACAGTTTAGTTACATAACATTTTGACATACCAGTGTTCTTTCCGTAGCTCTATTCGAACTCGAACTCCATCTGGACCATCTATTTGTTATTACTGTTTTCATCTTATTTCTAAATATAGGAAAAAAAGTTTATTTCTTCTTTCCTCGTGTTTTATTTTTATTATCGTCTTTACCTTTTTCTTTTTTAAGTTGTTTCATCCAACCTTCTAAGGCTTCTAAATTTGCGTGTGTGCTATTTACTGACATCTAATTGTTTTCTTCTACGCAAATCTATAACAAATGTTTCAATAAATCAAATCTTTTTTTATTTTTTTTCAATCGACCTCATAGTTCCAAACCACTCAGCCCTTGATACTACTATAAAAAACGTAGGATTGTCATCATAAAACTTTTTTATAATTTGACAAATTTCAAACTCTTCTTTATCTTGAAAATAGGAAATAGCCTCATCAACAATAAAAGTTGGAGTTAATTCATTCGCAATTCTTTTACTAATGTCTTTTGCAACACTTGCAACACAATTGTAGAATAATATATCTTCCTTTTTAATATTTGATTTGCCCCTGATTCTCATGAGTTAATATTTAACACCAGAATTTCTTCTTGGCTTCGAAGTTCTTTTTAATTTTTTAACTTTAGTATCTTGATTTAATGTGGCACAAAATAAAGAAGTTGAACCTGGTTGCTGAAGCGGTATTGTTCCACTGTCTTCACAAAGAGGAACGTTCCATGGAACTGTTTTTGTATTATCATAAATAAAAGGCTTAGCATCATCTTGGCTAAACCTGTCTGGAGTCACTTTGTCAAACACTAAGTCAAGATGGTCTTGAATAGTTTTAACCTGCTCAGGAGTCATTCCTTTCTCAAGCATATCTGGATTCATCTCAAGTGCTCCTTGTAGCCAATATGCAAACTCATTACTTCCCATTCTTTTAATTTTTATATTTCCAAATAAATCCACCAGAAGTTTTACTTCTTCCTTTTAAACAATTTACAATACTTGTTTTTTTAATTCCAGTTGAATTAGATGCATCACTAATGCTTTTGAAATCATTAATAAATTCACTGCTATTATCAAACTGAATTACTTCTAAAATATTATGTTTAGGAGGCTCAATATATTTATCAATTTTTATTTTAACTTTTCCATCTTTATATATCCACATAAACTCACTACATCTATAACCATTTCCTTTACAAACTTGAGTTATATTAGAATGACTTAAGTTTAATTTTTCTCCAGCATCAACAGCAGATTCCCATTCTTTAATAAAGTTTCCCTCCAAATTATATTGCAAAATTGGTTTTTTAATAGAATCAAAATGTTTTCTAATAGCCTTTTTCCTATTTCCATTTTTATCGTTTTGATTTATTTTTAAACCAAATCTTGCTTTTTTATTGTTAATATACTGCTGTTTGCTCCATGGTATTCCAATTCTTCCATAGGTTGCACCACCTTCTCCACCTTCTAAATGATTAGTTAAATCAAACAAACCACTATAATATTTAATCCAATATCTTTCTCGCTCCTGCCAATTATTTTTGCCACATTCTTCAATTAACTCTATTTTTGGAACTAATCCTTTTTTTATAACTGAATTAATCCATATAGCTGAATGATACTTGTTATACTTACTCCTATTAATATGAGACCTTAGTCTTTTTTTCATATTAGTAGTTTTTCCAATATATCTAATATCATTAATAATTGGGTCTTTTAAACAATATATAAAAATCTTTCTCATATAAATAAATATGCTAAAAAATTAAATAAATTATTTTGCATTCATAATTATTCTTCTGCGTTCATGTTTCTTTATTATAAATAAATTTAAATTTTAAATTAGAGAGCGTTTTCTTCAAGAAATTTCCATTTATCTTCCTCTTTTACCAACAAAACAAGAGCATGTCTCCATGCTTCAATCTCATCTCCTGACAACCCATGAATGTAAACCTTCTCTCCCCAAAGTGCCTTAGCAAAATCTTCTCTGAAAATAATTGCATAAACATTTGTTCCATTTACTATTCTACCCAATTCATACTCAGCATCAGGACCTTTGTAGCCACCAGCTTTAGCTTTGGCCATTACTTTCTGGAAAATGTCTAATTTATTCACTATCTTTCTTTTTTGATTCAAGCATAACTATGTTCCCTTGCTTATCTCCATACCTTTGTGTTAGAGTTTTTCTTGGACCTCCATTAGCATCTTCTTCTGAAAGAGCATCTGCAATCCTTTGCTTAAATGTGTGATAAGTGTCTTTATCTCTAAGAGCTATTGGTTTACCATATTCATCAATGAATTTTTTAACCTTCTTAGCATCCATTCTTGAGTGGGTTGACAAATATTCACCAATCTTTAATAGAAGATATTTATTATCACTAAGTATTTTCGTACACTCCTCTTCGCACTCTCTGATAAGTTTTCTTGCCGCTTGCTCGGTAGCTTTTACGTTTTCTGTATTGAACATTGTGTTAGTGCTTGAACTCTTGTGTCCGTAAAACATTGGAACCTCGTCAAGCATACCAAAAATCTTAGCCATATTTAAAGCAACTGAAGTTGCACTTTCAAAATCTCCTCCAGTACCAACTCCAAGATTTTCTTCTCCAAAAATCATTTTCTCAGCAACAAACCCGCCAAGAGCTATGATTATATACTTTCTTAAAGTATCTCTCGTGTCAATAGCTGGAAGCTCTGCTGCACAGTACCCTTCAGACATATTAGCTGTTCTACTAAGTATTTCTGTAGGAAGAATTTGAGCTCCATATATTGCTGCAACAGCATGTCCAGCTTCGTGTATTGCTACGTGAGCTTGCATTTCGTCTCCAGTAGATTTTCTTAGACTTTCAATTTTTAATTTAACTGGGAATTGTGATGTAGACAAAATCTCTCTACTACTATTTAGCATCTCTATTTTATGTTTTCCTCTGGTAAATTTCCACGAAACTATTTTGACCGAACCTTTTGTTTCAATTATTTGCTCAATTACTTTTCCAACATGACTTTCTACAAGAGAATTTATAGTTGTAAAAACTGGCCTTGCTCCTTGCGTTGGCAAAACACCTTCTTTGTAAACAATTGTGTTTACTGATTCGTGAAATTCAATATCAATATCATATTCACTACTTATTTTTTCAACAAGCTTTTCTAACTCAAGAGATATAAGTTGCCTATAAACCTTAGAACTGAAGGCAGGATATATTATTTGACTATTTCCAAGCCTGGCAATTTGTTCTGCTCTAAACCTCTTTTGTAAGGCAGCTTTTATTTTTGGCATCGTAATCTTTAGAGAATGCTTATAAAACCTATCAGCATCACTATCTGGGTCAAAGTTGTTTGACATTTGATATGCTTCATCAACATTTCCAATAACAAAAATACAAGACTTAGAATAATCGAACTCCATTGGCTTAAACGCTCTATGCATTGTTTCATCAAGAAAAGTAAGAGACTCATTGTGGTCCATCGTCTTAAGGAACTCCTTCAACTCTCTCTCTGATAAAAATCTCGTTTCCCAAATTGACTGTATGTACCAATAGAAAACTGAAGGAACAAATAGGTCTTCCTTTTTTTCTTCTTCTTTTTCTTTCTTGTTTTTTGAATCCGTGCCATCTTCTTTGAAGTACTTTTCGTGATAACTCTTGTTTGATGATATAATTCCCATCTTAGACTCAACTTTTCCGCTGTCTACACAGTCTTTTAACTTCAAGTAAAGATGATACACTCTACTTCCATAATAAGAACTCTGAAGGATTGAAATCTTTCCAGAATCTAATAAATCCCACATAGCTCTAAGTCCTGATTTATCAAGTTCTTCACCATTTTCGTTTATAGTTCTTCCAAGTTGGAATTCGTCAAACACAATTCCTATCTGGTGGCCTTCTCTGTTTTTTAACTCTTCTGAAAATGAATGAGCTAATTTTGTGTTATCTTGTGAAGCATAATCTCCAACATCAAACTTATAAAGACTGTCTTCCAAGCCAATGTGAAAGAAAAGTCTTTTTACCAACCTTGTCTTTCCTACTCCAGTCATTCCCCAGAGATTAATAATTGTTGGTCTAATCTGCCCATTAGGAAAAAGATACCAAGGCCTCATTAAATCGACCACCTCATCAATGATGTCATCAAGCCCAACGAACTCCTTTTTCAATTCCACTTTGGCACTTTCTAATACCTCTTTTCTTCTAAGAAACCCCTTTTTATCTTCAGCTGAAATTTTCATTGTCTTTTTTTTATGTAAAGATAGTCAATTCAATTCTATAAACAAAAAGAATCCTGAACAATTTGCTCAGGACTCTTTTTTACTTTAAAACCCACTGATAGTATCCAGGTTTTTTGTTGTTATCCAATCTTTCAAATAAACCAGACTTATAAACACCATGTGTGTTATGCAGATTTGAGCCTTGCTCTTTTTCGTCTTTATCATACACCTTCCATGTATAATAATGATGCATATTTGGTTTTAACTCTTTGTTGTCAACCTCTTTGTTTTGAAACCAGGTCCAACCATCTTTTGCATTGTCTGAATTTCTTTTTATGTTTTCATCAAAAAATCTCTTTTCCATTTCATACTCTTCATCCCAAGCTTCTTTTGCAATCTTCAAGATTCTATCCTCTCTTTCTTTTCTTTGCTCTGGGAATGAATATGTAAGTTCAAACTTAAACATCTTCTTAATGTTATCCCAATTATCTGGGTCATGTAAATCAAAGTGATGTTCAACAAAGCCATCAATATCTCTGCAATGCAAATCTATCTTAGAACCTTTTGTTGAATATACGTAGTTTCCATCTTCATCAATGTATGAGTATGGGCCATCCCAGTATCCAGCTTTGTGTTCTGCGAAAACTGGGATTCCACCCTCCATTCTTATATGAGCATTACCTTCTGGGTCTGCCTCTTGAAGCATTTTTATAAATTCTGATGTTGTCATTACTGTAAGATTTTTTTGATTTCTAACTTCAATGTTTCCGAATCAGAACTTGCGTCAATAAACCTTTTGACAATATCCCACTTAACTTTCATCTCTGCAGATGGTTTAACTGACTTATGCTTCATCTCCTGACGGAACACATTGTTCTTAAGCATTCCAAGATGATTCTTTGTTGTAACCCAACTTGTGTCAGCCACCTTGACATTAACCTTTCCACCTTCAATCGTAACCGCTACATAGTGTAGTTTACCATCAAATGTTGTTGAGAATACTTTGCAGTAATCTTCTTTAAAATCCTTGTCCCACACGTATTTCGTTTGGAAATAATGCTTCTCTGAAGCTTTTAGGTAATCCGATACCATCTTGTCTAATTGTTCTTGCGTAGGTATTACCTTCACTGATTTTTCTTTTTTCATAACTTTTGTTTTTACTGTTTCTAACGTTTTCATAATTTTTGTTTTTAAATTTTTAATTGATTTCATTGTTTTTGATTTTTTATTGTTCACTGCATGGTGGGTGACCAAACTTGTGAAAGTACTTCAAGGGTCTTTTAAATTTACCATCAACCCAGAATCCCCACTTCCTTTTACTTCTTCCAGAGAATACGAGTGTCCAACACCCTCCTTCTGGTACATCCACATAATGAGCATGAGTTGCTTTTCTGTATCTGATAGAACCTGCTTTCATCAAGTCTCTTCCATCATTTGATACATCTGTATAACTCCCTTTCAATACACATGTTAGGAATGACCATCCGTGGTCGTGCATGTACCTCTTGTCATCGCTTCTAATGAAATGATGAATTCTGATGGCGAAGAAGTGAAAATTAAATATCCATCTATACGCATAAGGGCACTCTTTTTCTCCAAGAGCCTCATTCCACCTTACTTGAATTGGTCTGTATTTCTTAAACTTTTTCATTTTTCTAAATTTATAAGAATTGTGGGTACAGTTTTTCCATCCTCCATATAAGAATTATCTGGGAGGACTGTGATTGTGTAACTCTTATCTTCGAGCCACTTACGAAATTTAATTTGAAGTTCCGAATTTCCAGTCATCCAATAAGGAGACATGATAGAAATGATTTTTCCACCCTCTTTAACGCAATCATACATCTTCATGACATGTTCGCAGTCGATGTTGTCTTTGAAGTTTGGTGCGCCAATTACTCGGTCATATAAATACTTTGGTTTGAAGTCAAGAAAATTGCTCCAAATAACATTGAACCCCTTATCTCTCAATACCTCTTTGCATTGCGAGTTAAGTTCAATACAATCCAAATCAATGTTTGGATTATGTTTAAGAATGCCTTCGGCTAATAAGCCAACTCCTGCAGATGGTTCAAGGACTTTGTGCCCATCTTGTATATCAGCCACCTACATGAAGTGGTCAATAACTGACTGTGTTGTTTCTCTTTTTGTTTTCATTTTTACTTATATTTAGTGGCACAGGGTGGGCTCGAACCAACGACCTCTGGGTTACGGTGAGTGAATCTTTTTCACTTTACACATACTACTCGCCTTATTACGTAATTCACGCTTTTGCTCGGTAACCTTATCTCCAGCGCTCTAACCAACTGAGCTACTACGCCTGGTGCCGCAGGGAGGAATGACCCTCCACTTTATAGCCTGATGGCTGCAGCGTGTTGTGGGAGAACCAGGATTCGAACCTGAGATTGATACCTTACATATCTTTCTCCCATTTGTGCCCGTGAGTGGATTCGAACCAAAGAACTCTTTTCCCACTTTGTTGCAACGTTTCGGAATCGAGTGCAAGAATATACCAACTGTTACTCCTCACAATTAAACGTTATCATTGCGTCTTGTAATCTTGCATCACGGGCGTTTGTGGCGAATGAAGGGTTCGAACCTCCGACCTCTGCCATCCGAAGATGATAGCGCTCTACCAACTGAGCTAATTCGCCTGGTGCAGTGGGGAAGTTTGACCTCCCGCTTTATAACCGAGTCACTGCGTATGTTTTGTGGTCCATATCGGGCTCGAACCGACAACCTGCGGGGTTAGAATCCGCTGCTCTACCATTGAGCTAATAGACCTTGTTGTCCTTGGGGCTGGGATTTGAAAATTGTTTCTATTTATATAAAAACAAAATATGAAACCACTATTCACCGACAAGGAATATAATTCTGCTAAATCAATGGACAAATTATCATGCGAGTGTTATTATTGCGAAGAAGCTTTTTATGAAATCAAGAAAAGAATCACAGAATTCAAAAAAGGAAACTCTACCAGAACATTGAAGTCTTGTTCTAAAAAAGAATGCAAAGCTAAGCAGCAATCAAAAACACACAATAAACAAAAGTTAGTAACATGTGAAAACTGCGATAAAGAGTTCTCCAAAACAAGAAGTCAAATTAAAAAATCTAATAATAACTTCTGCTCTCGCTCCTGCAGCGCAACCCACAACAATAAAAACAAGACTCATGGTACTCGTAGGTCAAAACTTGAAGTATGGCTGGAGGAGCAACTTGCCTATCTGTATCCAGAGCTTAAAATTCATTATAATCAAAAAGATGCAATAAATTCAGAGTTAGATATATACATACCAAGTTTTAACCTTGCAATTGAAATAAATGGTATTTTTCACTACAAACCTATATTCGGAGAAGATAAGTTTAATAATATTATAAAAAATGACCAAAATAAATTACAAGCATGTATTGATGAAGGTATCGAAATAATATCAATTGATGTTTCTCAAATGAATTATTTCAAGCCAAAAAAGGCTCAAAAATACCTTGACATCATTTGTCAATTAATTAGCAATAAGTCAAAGAACATGTTAAAATCTTAGTCACTCCATTGAGTGTGCAGCAACCACTACGTGCAAGTGTTTTAACTTTGGTTACCTCCTGGCGGCTGAGATTCGAACTCACGACCTCTATCAAATATCAGGATAGCGCTCTAACCAACTGAGCTACGCCAGGTTGTTTTTATATTTCATCACATCATTATGATGCTGTTTTTTTAATGTTATTAATATGAAAATTACTAACAGGGTCTTCTTTTATTCCTTGAGAATCAACCCACTGTTCGTAGTATTCTTTTTGAGCAAGACGTAAGCTACCTGTTAACCTACGAGCTTGGTCGCATGCTTCAATAGCCATAGATGTTGCTTTATGATTTAAGTCTGGTTCACGAAATACAGAAACACACACTCCTCTTTGTCGAAGTTTTTCAACAAGAGACAATAAAGACTCTTCGTCTTCAATTGATAAACATGCTACGTATTGTGAATTTTCGTACCATTCCTTAAATTGGTCTGGATACTCGACTGCAAATTGAGACATTGCATGAGCCGATTGCGCAATTTGAGCTCCAGGATGCAAATCTCTTGTAACAACTATTCTAAGTTTTTCATTATTTTTTACCTATTTCATATCTAAGTTATTTTTAATTATTTTGGTGTTTATTTTTATACGTAAAAATTTATAAAATGTTTCTATAATTATAAACTTTCTATTAATTGACTCATTTTCTTTAACAAATCTTCATTATATGCAATTCTTAATAATTTAATTTCACTTTTACTACAGTAATCAGTTTTAATGCTATCGTTTATTTGCGTTAATTCCAATGCTTTTTCTCCCCCAAAATAATCAATAGACTTAAAATGTTGCCTACCATCAAATTCAATACAAATATTGTAATCAGGCAAGTAAAAATCAAATGGTAACTCCATTATATTCCTACATTCTTTAAATTTCTTCTGCCTTTCAAATTTTATTAAATTTTCTTTTAATAATTTTGAAATCCTTTTTTCTCCCTTTGACTCATTGCAATGTGGACAACCAATACCTCTAATGTGATGTGTTGGCACCTGCTCAAATTCATCGTGAACTGGGCAAATTATTTTTATTTTTGTTTTAGAGTTAATATATTTAACAAAAGAATAATCATATTTATTCTCATGAATCAAATGTGACTCCATTATAAAATATTCTTGTGATTTTTTAAGCTTATCAGCACGCTCTATTATAGCGCATTTATTACAACCACGCCCAGATAAATGGTCATGAGGAGTTTGTTGAAATTGTCCATGATTTGGACAAATTATTACAATTGGTTTTTTTGAATTGTTATATTCCGTAAAAGAGTAATCATATTTATTTGAATGGACACTTTGAGCTCTTACTTTGAAATCTTCGAGAGTTAACTTCATTCTATCATTCCCACACGATGGACAACCCCTATTAGATAGGTGATTCAAAGGCATTTGATTAAATTCTCCATGATTTTGACAAATTATTGTAACTGGAGTTTTATAATTCTTATAATTTACTTTGCTATAATTGTAGCAATCACCATGAATTGATATTGCTTTTTTTACAAATTCTTCTTTTGATAAGGATTGTTTGTATGATTTTTTTAAGTTTCCACAACCTGGACAACCAACCCCATTAGCGTGATGAAAAGGCAATTGATTAAACACTCCATGAACTGGACATTTTATATCTATTTTAGTTCTTGCATTTTTATATTCTACAAGACTATAATCGTAAAAATTATTATGAATTTTTTGCGCCTTTTTAATGAAGATGTTTTTGTTTTTTTCTTTCATACTAATAAGTAGTAAAAAATTTTCAACAAGTTGTGCGCCAGGATGAATATCACGTATTGTGACTATTCTTAATTTTGAATTATTAATCTATAAGTTTTTCATAACTTGTTTTTATAATTTGTTTCTTTCAATTATATATACGCAAATATAAGACAAAATGTTCTATAAATGCAAATCTTTTTTAATCTTTTTTTACAAATCCCTTATTTTACTGGGACTGTAGAGTAAAATTTTTTTAGTCTTCACTGCTCCCGTTTGCAATCATTTTGATGATGAACGCAATTATATGAGCAATCAACCATCCAATTCCAAGGTCTGCATAAACAATATAATACATTATAAGCAGCCTTGGAAACACTAACGAACCCAATACATCAAAAAACAAAGGGACATTGTTATGCGGAATTCCTCCAGCAAGATAAGCTATAAATAAACTTATCCTTGGAAAGAACAAACTGAATAATAGTAATAACGTCATTAAAGCAATCTTTTTAGTACCGCATCCCAATCTGGATACTCCTCATTTCCAAACATTATGTGCTCACCAATGAACTCTCCAGCTCCATACTTAACTCTGTCATCAATTAAATAATGCCCCATGTAGTGACCTTTATGGAAGGATAGGTCCATTTTCTTATAGAAGGTAGGGAAATGTTCTTCAACCCACTTTCTCTTATCAGAGAAACAACTTATATTCCCCCAAGATGGTGCAGACACAAAACATAACTCATATTTACCTGAGTTTTCAAGTATCTCAATCGCCTCTTTTGCTCCTGGATATAGAGGCAGGTCTTTATAAAAACCTTTAATATGCCTGTATTCACTCCTGTCAGCAAACTCTCTAAATGTAAGTCCCATTTTTTTAGCCTCTTCTGTTGCTTTAGGAACAAAATCTGCAACAACACCATCCATATCAATCCATACCATCTCTTTTCCACCATGCACTTTTGTTAGTGCATCCATGATTTCTTCAACAGTCTCTTTACTTAAATAACTTTTAATCATATCTTATATATTACAATCTTCACACATCTCTGAAATAAACTCCGTTCTGTGCAATAAATCAGTTCCGCATGATTTGCAATAACCAAGCCCGTTCTTACCATTACTTTTAACTCCAGCTTTTTCAAGCAAATACTCTGTTACTTGCTTCCAGGTTTTAAATTTCCCTTGATGTCCGAACCTCATGAATTCTCCTCTAAACTTTGTTTGTCCATGAATGTCCCAGTCATCAATAAGGTAATCACCTTCTTCTCCAATTCTCTCTTTCTTTGGAACCAAGTTTAAATTCTCAAGAGCCTCAAAGCCAACGTTATCCCTAACCCAGACCGCTTTTTCTGTATAAGAACCAAGATTGTAAACAGAAGGCCTTGTGCAGAACGCCATATCATAATGCTCTCCAAGAACTTTCCAAGCTTCTAAAAAACCTGGCATTGGCTCCATACTTGAGAAGAAGCCTATAATTGATTGAGGGTATTGATAATCTGGATACTTAGCTTTATATTTATTCAACTGCTTACTGAATTGGACCGCTGTATCATCCATGTCTATGTATACTGTTGGTTTTCCGTCTACCATATCTATTCTCTTTTTTATAAATTATCACATTCCAATCTCCACCAGCAAATATAATAAAAAATTTTAACTATTTATAATAAAAAACAAATTAAATTATGGGAAATATAGGGATTTACAAAATTACAAACAAATTAAATAAAAAAATATACATAGGAAGTTCTATGAATATAAAAGCAAGAATATCTAAACACAAATCGCAATTAAGAAATAACAAACACAAAAACAGTCATCTACAAAACTCATGGAATAAATACGGAGAAGATAATTTTAAATTTGAAGTCGTAGAAACTGTTGATAGTTTTGAGTTACTATTAGAAAGAGAGCAATTCTATTTAGATAACACAAAAAACAAATATAACATACTTAGCAAAGCATACGCAAGTTATGGCTACAAGCACTCTGAAAAAACAAAAAAAATTTTAAGTGAGCTTGGAAAGATGAAAACTGGAGATAAAAACCCATTTTATGGCAAAACTCCTTCAAAAGAATCAATAGAAATAATTAGAAATATAGGAAAATCTCAAACTGGAGATAAAAACCCATTTTATGGCAAGCACCACACCAAGGAGTCTAAAGAAAAAATGTCAAATTCTCTTAAAGGAAGAAAAATGCCTGAATCATTTTTAGATAAACAAAAAGGAAACACAAGGGGAGCTAAAGAATTTTCAGTCACAACACCAAGCGGTACTATGTTTACTATTGTAAATTTAACAAAATTTTGCAAAGAAAACGACCTTAACCCAAGAAACGCAATTGCAGCTGTAGCTGCTGATAGAAAATACAAGGGATATTATTTTAAGAGAATTTAGATTTATATTTTTCTATATTTTTAAAGTCATTTTCCCACACCACAATAGTCACATCTTCATTAAGTAGTTCTTCTGATATTATTTTTTCTATAACATAAAAATCACCACCCGCAAGCCCAGAGCCTATAAGAGGTAAGCCAATTTTCTTTCCAGAAAATTCAGACTTCATCGCTTTCATACACCCTCTAATTGCATCATAATCAGCATTTATGTTTCTACCTTTGTAGTCCCACTGAGTGTACATGTTTAGAATTGTGATATTATCATTAGACCATTGAGTATAAGTTCCAAGCTTACCTTTATCTGCAAAAGCAGAAGCTTTATCTGCAGAATAAGCCTGTGGATACTTTCGCTTGACTGTAAGGGCGATACCCGCTCCAAAAACACAATAACAATTACAGCCATGTGCTATTACGTCAAAATCTCTTTCCGCATCTCTTACAAGGTCTCCTTTTGTATATTTAATTTCATGCTCCATAAGCACAAATGTAAACAAAAAAAAGCGAATCATCTAATAATTCGCTTTCTAATTTTAAAACAACCTACGCTGCTTGTGTTTAATTGTTATCTCTCCATAAAGTAGAGCATCACTCTTATCTCCGCAATCTCCATAATCAAAATCTCTAAAGGCTTTAATTTCAGTCACCTCACACTCTGGTATTAATATAGTCTTAACTGTAACTCCAGTTGGGTCAAGAATATGAATTTTAACTTCTCCAACTTTAGGAGACCCTTCGAGTTCTTTAAGTTTTTCACAAATATCAATTTCAGCATTAGGAAACAGCATCAAAACTCTAAAAGAAGAATAATCATCTTTTATAATCTTTTTTGAATGGGCTAATTTTTTTTCAGAGTGAACATCTGTTCCAACATATTTATACGACTGAAAGAAATAAGGTGGTATGCCTGGAAATTCTACTTTAAATCTATTTTTTCTATAAGGCTCATACTCAGGCACTGGCTCAAATAATCTTGTTCCCTTTTTTTTATCATCTTCAAACTTAAAGTATTTTACTTCTGGCTCTTCATCTGGACCTTCTGTGAAAGGTTTTTTCCCTTTAGTCCAATTTATTTTACCAGTATCTGAACTTTGATGTATTCTTCTAAATTCCCCTTCTTTTCCTTCTTCTGGTTTCATAAATGTTTTATTAAACCACTCTTTTACTTTATCTACTCTTTTCATAATATGATGTTTTTTAATTATAAGCATGTTGTACCGCTTTTTTAATAACTATTTATTAAAAAAAATAGTAGACTTATGAAAAACAAAAAAGACTTTTTAGACGGAGACCATTCTTTCAAGAAATGGTTTTCAATAATGTGGAAAAACGGTTACATATTCTTGTTTTTTTGCTTTTTAGCAATAACAATAGTGGGAGCATTTTTCTCTGAACGATTTGAATTTGACCCAGAAGAAAATTGGAACTGGTTTATGGCTGGATTTGGCGTTCTTGGCATGAGCCTTATTGCTTATAAGGGATTTTGGCAATTCTGGAACGACCTTAAAAACGGAAGAAGCAGATAACAAAACAAATAACAAAACATAATATGAAAAGACAACAAAACATCATATATAGAATGCTTGCTTACATAGGCGAATCTGTATATGACAAGAAAGGTGGAAAGGTTTCATCTACAAGAATGGCATCTTATTTTATACTTGGAGGTATATTGACATCAATGCTTCTCCTTGTTGGAATAGAGCTCATTAATGCTATTATTATGTGGAAGCAAGGGCTTGGGTATGTTATACCAGGAGAACACATAACAATATTTGGTATGGTCCTGGCTCATCACCTTACTCTTCTTGGTATTAACAAATATGCAGAAAGAAAAGTGGATGTTGCTACACAAGACAAACTTAGGTCTCATAACCAAATTAACCCAAGAGACATACCCACAGAAGTTCCTGACTCTCCAAAAGATATAGAGGAAGGTCCAAGCGACTCTAATATGGAATAAATTAAAAAGACTCGAATTATCGAGTCTTTTTTTTGTCTTGTAGGTAAGTGTTGTTTTCTAAAATTAGAAACATGTTTTCGGTATTCTGACAATGCTCTAAAAACATCTTCCTGTCATCAAAAGATAGTGAAAAAAACTCTCCCTGAAGCTCTCTTCCATCTTCGTCCTCTTGTGATATTGTAAATATGAAACAAAAATACAAAATCATAATTGATAAATCAAATTTATTTTAAAGTTTTTTATTTTTTTTTAAAAACCCAGACAGCCAGGGCGTTTGCGGCAATATAGGATTTGTTAAAAAAATTTTAACCAAATTGGAAAGCTCCAGAAAAATGCTTACTATTTATAATAAGAATCTAAAAAAACAATATATGTCAGAAGAAGAAAAAAACTCAGAAAACTCAGAAAACGAAGAGTTAATGCAAGAGCGAGAGTCAGATGGTGGAAGCGCTATGGAATTAGGTTATTTAACAACCGCAATTCTTGACTATTATGAAACAACAGCAACTGAAGGATTTGATGAAGGAGAAGGTTGGAAGGCTGGAAGCGAGCATGACAAAAGAAAAAAAGGAGTAGAAATTCCTGCTGATTTAAACGCAGAAATAAAAAAAGCCTTTATAGTTCAAATTAAAAAATTTCAAAAGTAAAATATGTTTGAGGACAATAACCTATGGTTTTTCTTATTCGCTGTAGTACCAGCAATATTATACTCTCTGTTCATTTATCACAGAGCGCCAAAGGGTGTTGTTAAAAAAAGACCAATGTGGAGTTACATAATTATTGGACTCTTGTCTATTCAAATACTCAAAACTATTCATTTCTTATTCCCTCACATTCACAAACACATTGAATACCACGCAGTCGCACACGACCTTGGTGGGGGTAGACTTATATTATCAGAAGAACCTACTATATGGGCAATATTTGTATTTGCATTCTTCCAGGTTGCATTCTTTGAAGAAATATCTAAGTGGTTTGCATTCAGAGTAGGTAATGCAGTAAGAGGAGATACCAGAGATGGTAGAGATTCAGCATTTGCTGTAATGTTCTATTCTGTTATGATTGCAGTAGGATTCGCAGTATTCGAAAACATTCACTACGTTAGCAGAGTTCTTTGGGGTGACCTTCAAGGAGTTGACCCGAACGAGATGTTAATGATTAGGTCAATCAACTCAGTTGTGGTACACATGCTTAGCGGTCTATTTATGGGATACTTCATCGCTCTTGGTAGAAGATGTAAGAATATATTCAAACATGCAGGATATACGATGCTGGGACTATTAGCGGCCACTCTATTTCATGGACTCTATGACTTCAATCTTATGAAAGGGGTTACTGATGCAGATTTTGTAAGCATCTTAGGTCTTGACTTCCATATTGTTAACAACATTATGATTATAGGAGCTCTTATTGTTTCTTGGTTCATGGGAAAACATCTTCTAAAAGTTGACTACAACAACAAAGGTTTATTGAGGTAACAATAGAGCGCCACTCTTAATCAAAGCTGGCAATTCATCAAACAAACAATTTAGCAAATCAAACAAGCTTAATTTAGCGTTTGATTTTATTGATGCGCCTTCGCTAATAAATTCTATGCTTTCATCAATATAAACAGGAAGTCCTGAAATGTTTTTGATGCCATCTCCAGCTGCAGTTTTAACAAACTCAATCTCTGGAGTCATATACACAAACTCTTTATCGTCTTCTAACTCAATTCTAAATTTCTTATAGACTCTAATTGCTTTATACTCTATTGGTAACTGTGTTGCTGATACAAGCGCTCTAACAACTTCGTATTCTTCAGAAAAAACGCTCCTAACCAAACCTTTGGCATCATAGAAAAAGTGAATTAAATCAGCGCAAGTTATACTCTCTCCAAGCTCTACATCCAACATAAGTATGCTTGAAAGAAATTCTGACTTGTCTTCTAATTTAGACAAGTCAGCAAGTTCTCCTCCAATAGATACTCTGCCTCCAGAATCTATTTTTAACATTCTCATGATTTAGCTACTATTTTATTATTCTTCTTATCGAATGATAACTTAATTTTAGTTCCCTCAGGAAGATTGTCGTTAAGAATAGCTTTTGCAATCACATTCTCCACGTTTTGAGTAATAGCTCTCTTAAGAGGTCTTGCTCCATATTCTCTATCGTAACCTATCTCTACCAAATAATCCTTAGCAGCTTTAGCGATAGTGATTTCGTAACCTTTTTCTGAGATTCTATCAATTGTTTTCTTGATTTCAAGCTCTACGATTTTAGCAATATCTTCTTCGCTAAGAGGGTTGAATACAATTTTTTCATCAATTCTATTTATCAACTCTGGTCTAAGGTGTTTTTTAAGTTCAATACCAACTATTTCAGCAATATTTGCATGCTCATCATTGTTAACTCCAAAACCAAGAGTTTTCTTGCCCATTATCTTATCAGTACCAATATTTGATGTCATGATGATAATAGTGTTCTTAAAATTAATTTCTCTTCCTGTAGCATCAGTTAAAATACCATCATCAAGAATTTGAAGGAAGATGTTAAAAATATCTGGATGCGCCTTTTCAATCTCATCAAAAAGCAAAATAGAGTATGGCTTGTTTTTAACAGCCTCAGTAAGTATACCTCTATCTTCGTGACCTACATATCCTGGAGGTGAACCAATAAGTTTAGTTACATTGAATTTCTCCATGTACTCACTCATATCAAATCTAATAAACGCATCTTCGCTGTCAAACATAAAATTAGACAATTGCTTCGCTAAGTGTGTTTTACCAACACCTGTTGAACCTAATAATAAAAATGATGCAATTGGCTTATTAGGGTCTTGAATACCCAACCTCGAACGTTGTATTGCTTCGCAAACTTTTTCAACTGCTTCATTTTGACCAATAACTGTTTTTTCAAGATAGCTCTTCATGTTGATTAATCTCTCGTTTTCATTATCTGTCATCTTTGTAATAGGAACTCCAACGTGATTAGCGATTACTTCTGCGACATCCTGAACGGTTACAACCACTCTTGTTTCTCTAAGCTTTTCTTCCCACTTAATAGTTTCTTCTTCTATCTTCACGAGCATTGCTCTCTCTTTGTCTCTAAACTTTGCTGCATCTTCGTATTTTTGACTCTTTGCAGCATCGCTCTTCTTTTCCTGGATTCCTTCAAGCTCTTTTTCAAGTTTCTTGATTCCTTCTGGAACTGGCGTGTTATTCAACTTAACTCTTGAACCTACTTCGTCCAATGCGTCAATAGCTTTATCTGGAAAGTTTCTGTAATTAACATACCTATCAGTAAATTCAACACACTTCTCAAGAACTTCATCAGAATAAATCACATTGTGATAATTCTCATACCTTTCTCTAAGCTGCTTTAGAATCTGTAAAGTCTCTTCTGGCGAAGGGATGTCTACATAAATTTTTTGAAATCTTCTTTCAAGAGCGGAATCGCTCTCAATAATCTTCTTGTACTCATCAACCGTTGTAGCACCGATTACCTTAATCTCACCTCTGGCAAGCGCTGGCTTGATGATGTTTGATGCATCCATAGAGCCAGATGCTCCACCTGCTCCAACTACATTATGAAGCTCATCAATGAATATAATTACATCTGGACTTCCTTTTACTTCTTTTAAAAGGTCTTCCATGCGTTGCTCAAATTCGCCTCTATATTTAGTTCCAGATACAAGTGAGGTAAAATTAATCTCAACTATTCTTTTGTTAAAAAGCCATCTATCAACTTGCTTGTTAGCGATTCTTAAAGCAAGACCTTCTGCGATAGCAGTTTTACCAACTCCAGCCTCTCCTACAAGTACAGGGTTATTTTTCTTTCTCTTATTGAGGATTTGAACTAACTTGTCAACCTCTGCATCTCTACCAACAACAGGGTCAAGTCCACCTTTAGTGGCCAACGCTGTTAAATCCTTTCCATAATGGTCAAGGATTGGAGTTTTGCTCTTACTATTCTTTTTGATTCTATCTGTATTAGAATCATCGTCTTCTGGTCCAAAAGCTCTTCTGTCCATAATTATCTCTTTAAATGTTTGTAAAATTTAAGAATTTTAATCCAAAAAACCAAGAGAAAACAAAAGGTTCTGTATATTTTTTAAATTACTCCTTTAACCTTTTATATACCAGCTCTATAAAGATTATCTTTTCATTATCTTTTAGAGCACCTATAGATTGTACATCGTATTTTTCTGTTGGATATGTTCTTCTGATTTTGTCCCAAAAGAATTCGAAACCTTTTTTCTCTATCTCATTTGTAGTAATTGAGATTACCACCTTTTCCATCGTTTTTAATACTAAATCCATAATTTCTAAGTTTCCTATAAATAATCAGAAGAAACCAATAAATCACTGTATAAGCAAACTAAAAAATGGCTAAACTCCTAAATTTGAATAAAATTGATGATTTTCTTTCAAATTGTTGATAACTATTTCTGCTATGTCGAGAATATTAAAGAGACTTCTCTTTGCTTTTTCCACATAAATACCTTTAACAAATTCCTCCATTGGAAATCCGTATAGGTCATTGTTTTCAGAAACTTCATCCCAATTCATCAAATAATCTTCTTTAGTGTCTATTTCCTCTGGAAGCCTTACGATGTCATCTTTCTTGTGATAAGGAAAACTATTGTGACCACCAACTACCGAATGAGATGGGTGTTCCTGCTGCATCGCCTCATGCAACGCTCGCCTTATTTCTTCTCTTATTTCTTTTTCTTCCATTACCTATATAAATATGGCAAAAAAAAAAGGTAGACACATTGCCTACCTTTAATATTTTTAAACTAAAACTATTTCTTATTTTGACACCAAGGAAACAACGTTCTTAGCTTGCTCATAGCTCATTGTAATTTTTACATTATCCTTGTCATTCATGTCAGTAATTGATAATAGATTACAAACGGTAAGGAAATTATCTACAACCCTCTTATCATATACGATATTTCTTGACTCAATATCTTTAATCAAACCTTTTATTGGAGGTATAGTATCTCCAATAACTCTTTTACCATCTAAGAACAAAGTATCCAATAAGCTCATGTAAATAGGATTTGACTCTATACCCTGAAGTATTGCTGCAAAACTTTTCTTTGGTTCATCTTTTTTTTCGAATTCACCATTTTCACCTTCAACATACTCAGCTACTTCTTCGCTTTTTTCTTCTGGGAAATCATGACCAAAATCAAGAATTTCAGAGTCAGCATCCACGCTATTAATTGCATCAACAATTTTTTTCTGCCTTTCATCAGAGTTTTCTATTGCCTCATCTAAATCGGTTTCTTCAACCAATTCTTCTATCACCTCTTCTGGTTCATGTTTTTTGAATCTGTCTCTTAGACGGCCTAAAAACCTTTTTTTATCATCTTCTGGCAGCCTGTTTCCTTCATTGTTAGCATCATATATGTTGCTGGCAAATATAACCAACAACACAGCCAATGGGTCAAATACAAATATAAGCATTAATATGAACCAGTTTATAATATCATCCATAGGCCTATCAAGAACTGTTGACATATATTTAAGTGGCCCTATTTCTGTAGCTATGTCTGAATTTTGAAGGTCGAGTATTTCGATGTCTAAATCTCCAATCTCTTGATTTATCACATTTACTTTTAAAGCAATAGTATCCAGTTCAGCTTGAAGCTTTTGAATCTCCTCTGTTGACTGCTCTATAAGAATTTGTGTTTTTTTAGCACTACTGCTCCAGCCTTTATTATAAAGCGAATCAAGACGAGCCTCCTGCTGAACCCTTGTGTCATTAAGTAAAGTAACTCTATCAGATTTTGATGTCTTGATTTCGTCAATACCAGCGATTTGAGTTTGCTTCTGCTCTTGTTGCTTCTCTATCAACTCTATTTTACCTTGAATTTTGTCTAATTGAATTGACGTTTCAGAGTAAGCTCCTGCCAGGAACCCATAAATACCTGAACTGGTAATAAGCATTACAGCCAACACCATAGCTGTTAGCGTGTATTTCATCCACCACTTTGTCTTGGTCCAATATCTGTGAAGCGCTGCTGTAGTAGCAAGCTTACCAAACTCTATAAAGGATGCCATAATGATAACCTCAAGAGCGGCACCACCAAATAATTTAGACAATCCTGAAATAGAAAAGTACGCTGCAGAACCAGCGAGACCAAGAGCCGCCAACACTATAAGTAGCGTCCAAAAGTACTTATTAAAGAATTTTTTCATATGCAAATTTAAGATTTTTAAACATAAAAATCAAATAAAAATAACTTATTTTTCCCCTGGAGCAAGGTCAGTGTGAGAGTTGTCTCCTATCCCGTGCTTGCGCTTGAAGTTGCTAAGTATTTTTATAAGAAATGATGTTGGCCTACCTTGAGTTTCGCCATTAGGCCTAAGGTTATCTAAGTGTTTCATTGTCCACTTATTCGGTCTTCCATCTGGAAGTATGTATTGTTCATTATTATGATACCATCTTTGACCATCCCATACATACAAAGGATGTTGTTCTCCATAAGAATACGCTGCATACATTTGACCAAGGTCTCCCAAATCTTCACCATAAGTGTGTGAGCCAACGAAGTTTTGTCTATTCGCAACTTCCTCTGCAGCATCTTTATTGGAAATTCTTTCTTCCTTATAAAGTTCTTCTTTGAAAACTTTCGAAAACTCTTCGTTTACTATGTCTGTAAGCTTTTTCATACAAAAATCATTTAATATAAATAGTCTAAAAAAAAGGTGTCATAAGCCGTTATTCTATAAAAAAGGCAACATTATTTTTAAATTTACGTATATAATATATACCTTTAAAGTAATATGGGACTAAAATACAAACTTAGAAAACTACGAGTAAGGCTCAAAAAATCTAAAGATAAAGACTTAGCTTTGGATGACGTTCAAGAAAAAGCTATTGCAGTTGTTATTCAAATGATTAACAGTAGCAGTAGCGAATTAATCATGGACCCCAAAAATTCAAGAAAAGGCGTTAAAAATAAAGACTCATTCATCTGCATTAGAAGACATAAATTAACTATTATTAATGGAGGATACCCTTATGATGTACCTATTGATGACAGGATTCATGACCATATTACAGAAAAATTCTACGAAAAACTAACAAGAAGATTTAATGCAATTGATTGCCAAATTGATTCTATGGTAAAAGAGAATTTAGACACCATAAAAGATAATCTAAAAAATAAAGAATCTTAAATTTTCCAAACATTTTCTTTTTGTTTACGTATAACTTAATTGAACCAATAGAACATTAAGTTATGCTATACTATTTTGATAAAGAAAAACTTGAATATAGATTTGCTAAAAAATCATTAGCAATAATTGTCACATCAACTCTATTGCTAATTGCAGTTGCTGTACTCTTTATAAGCTCGCTAATGGCTAATAAAAGAGTTGAGAAGAAAATTAATGAAAATCCGAACATTATCAACCTATCCTCAATGGAGCCAGAGGAAATTATAGTCGTTGTCAATAACGCTGATGAATTCTCTGAAGAAAAACTTAAAAACTATATTCTTGAGTTAAATATTAAATTTCCAGACATTGCGTTTGCACAAGCGAGATATGAAAGCGGAAACTGGGGGACCAATCCTGGCGCTAATATGTTTGAGAAAAACAATAACCTTTTTGGAATGAAGTGTGCGACCTCAAGAACAACAACTCACAAGGGAGAGCAAAATGGTCACGCTTATTATAGTCACTGGAGAGAAAGTGTTATTGACTATGCTATGTGGCAGGATGCCTACGCAAGAGATTTGAAGACCAGAGAAGATTATGTCGCTTACCTCAAGAGGGTGTATGCCGAGGGAACATATGTTTCTATCATGCAAATCGTCAAAGAGGTTAGAAAAAAATACCCAGAACTTTACGTCAAGTCTTATCCAAAATTAGATAAATAAAAAAACCCTCCAGCATTGCTGAAAGGTTCTTTTAATTTAATAAACAAAACTTAATTTAGAATGGTAAATCATCCTGTGCTTTTGCGTTAGCAAAATCATTTGTTGCAACATACTCCTTAGTTTGCGCTTGAGCCTCTGCAACTGGTGCATTAGCTTTTTGTGCTGGAGCAGAGTTTTGTGCTGGAGCAGAGTTTTGTGCTGGAGCAGCGTCAGTACCGTTAGCTTTTGTTCCAGTGAACAAAATTTTGTCAGCAACTACTTTAGTAGAATAAAAAGTAACCTCTTGACCATTAACTTCTTTTACGTAGCTATCAGTCTTTAATTTACCTTTTACGATAAACCCAGTTCCTTTTTTTCCATAACTTCCTAAGAAATTAGCAAGACCATTCCAAGCCTCAACCTTAACCCATTCAGTAGTTTGAACTCTATCTCCACCAGCTTTAGGCGCATAAGAGTCGTTAATTGCGATAGACATGTTTGCAACAGCCTTATCACCATCTAATTGTTTTACTTCTGCATCAGCACCTAAAGTACCCATGATAGTAACATCGTTTAATCCATTCATGATTTTTAATTTTAAATTATTATTTGTTTCACTTAATTAGACTACAAATCTATGTCACTTTTAGTTAACATCCAAATTTATTTTGACTTTTTTGATGTATTTATTAGAAACAACTCATTAACATTACCAAACAATGAACAAAGACGTTAAAAAAATAATTTCAGAAGCATTCAATGAACTATATAAAGATTTGATTTCTGAAGCAGAAGCTGGTATGAATCCTGCAGACAAAGCAGCAGCAGATAAAATGATTGCAAGAGTTAAAACTTATGGAGATGCAAGTGGGTTCTCAAACAATGGAGCAAACACAAAGCAGAATGATGTTTTTAACTACATATTAGATGCGCTTATTTCTGAATACAAAAGTACAGAAGACCAAAATACTAAGCAAAAAATTAAAAATGGTATCCAGGGAGCTTTTTTCCCAGCAATGAATGCAGATGGAAGACCCAACAAGACATTAAATGTACTTATGGGAAAATGGCCAGGAAAAGATAGAGATGCAGTTCAAGATGCTGCAGCTTCAGCGTATGAATCATTCATGAAAAACTTTGATGGGTTTATAGACAAATACACACCTGGAGCTGGAAGTAGTTTTGGTGGAATTGTTTTAAACAACTTGAATTCTAAAATGTATGATGTAATTCAAAAAGGATTTAGAGGAAAAGGCCTTGGTGGAACTCAGGATACTTATTCAAGAGCTGGAAACAGCATGGGCTCTATGGATGACCCTTATGGAGACGATAGCACACTTGGAGCGACAATGGCTGACCCAAACTCATTAGGAGCAGACAATGACACTGAAGCATCAATATCGGAAGACCAAGATTTATTGGCAATCGTTAATGGATGGCTTAAGAATAATGTTTCAGAAAAACAATACATCGCCTTTAGAGAACTTACAAAAGGATTTACTCCAAATGAAGTTGCTGAAGATTTCCCAGAGCATTTTGGAATTGGTAAAGATGTTTCAAGAAATTTCGCACAATTACTTTCGAGAAAAGAAAAAGATGAAGATGGAAACACTGCCCTTACGCTTGACAGACTTAGCGACATGCTTTCTTATGCAAAGAAAAGAGATATTGACTTGAAAAACATAGTTCTTAAAAATCTTAGACAAACTATCTCTCAAGACCCAAGCTTCTCTGGGGATGGAAAACGTTCTTACGTATCTTCTCCTGAAACAAAAGCGGCTCTTAAAGATTTGAGCGATTCAATGTATGAACTTGGTCCAGATGTTTTAAGCAAACTTGGAGTTAAAGATAAAATTGATTTCCAAAATGGAGCTCAAATTTCAAAAATTATAAACAAACTTACTGTCCTTGGATTGGAAAGTGAGGTTCGTGATATTGAAGATGCTTGGGCTGATGTTAAAAGAACAAGAGATGCCTCAGCTGATTATGGTAAAGTAACTAACTATGCCGACAAAGTAGATGAAAGCGGTATCGCAGGAATGTTTGAAGGACTTGATGTCTATGATGGTTTCGATATAGAAATTCTTATGAACAGAGTTATGCAAAGATTATCAAAATAAACTTAATTTTATAAAATTAGAAAAGACACCTCATTGGGTGTCTTTTTTTGTTATAACAACAATGCTTTAAAGTTTTGATTGTCTATCTGCTGAGGAACCCCATCGACAAGTTTATAAATATTAAGGTCTGAATCAAATAGAACTAAATCATAATTCATATCTTCTTCTGTAAGAATTTTGTCATTCTCCATATCCTTAATTCTCACGATGTGCCTCTTGAGTCTTGACGCAAACATTTTATCAACTTTATCGTGAAATTCTTTATTCATAAGTTAATGTACTAAATTTATTTATTATCGTATTTTGATTTTTTAGCTTTTGCGTAAATACCAATCGGTAAAATTATAATACCAATAATCAATGGTAAAGTACAGATGCCTAAAATTAACCACGCATTAGCGACATATCTTTGTGCATACCAAGGTTTTGATGCATCCATCTCATCTTCTTTAATTTTTTGCATATTCTGTGCATATTTAACCTCAAATTCAACATCGGATAATTTAACAATTTCAGATAAGTATTTTGTTAAATCTTGGAGATGATAATTCGCATTTTGGACCTCAATTGAGTTATCAAAAGAGCCAAGCTTACGTCTAATCTCAATTGTAATTTTCGTGCTTATATCTGAAATTTTAGTCATATTAAAGTCAATATAGACACCTAATGATAAACCCTCAAAGCATTCAAGAATAACTTGGTTAAGAATGTCATTCTCATCATGAATTCTATATTTACCATCGGATGTGATATAAATTTTAGAAATAGATGATTTTACTTTTTCTATTGGGAAATCAATTGTGATTTCTTTCTTTGGATTTAGAATGCTAATCATTTTTACTTTTTTGTTTTTAAATTATTATTACTTATTTATACGTTAAATTTAAAGAAATGTTTCATGATTTCTAAAAAATCAGTTTACAAAGATAATAAATTTTTAATTAAACGAATAATTCAAAATTTATTATCTTTAGTTTTAGTATTGACATGCACAACATTAGAATAATCATACCCATCATTCCTATCATTCCTATCATTCCTATTATTCCAGTTACCAGAGTCTTTCAGTTTCTGTAAAAATTCTTTAGTCTTGTCTGTCATATATTAAGTCAATTAAATTATTCATAAATCATAAAATATAGTTTATGCTTTGAGCGACTAACAGCTACGTAATGAATATTCTTAGACTCTTCATCTTTTTCAGTAAAAGAAACTCTCTCCAGGCGTTTTTTTCCAAGCTTGTCGTAAATTCCGCACTCCTGAAGAACTTCTGGAGAAACAGAATTAACAACAACACACTCATCAAACTCACGCCCTTTACTCTTGTGTATTGTAGTAATAAATTTCTTAGACTTTTTGAACTGCTCTATGAACGTCATTAATTGGGCATCATTTTCGAAGTGACCCTTGAAGTTATTCATTTTACCTCTAAGGTGAGAATCTACATCTCCTCCTTTGTATTTCTTAATATCAGCATCGTTGATGAAATTGAAGTACTTCATTGGAACCTTCCTCTTTAGCAGTTCTTTCTCAAGTTTTCTAATTGTAGCATTTGTCCTAACCAGCACAACAACTTCTCCTGGTTGTTTCAACAATTCAACAAGCTCATCTAACCTAAGCATCACTTTCCTGTCAACATCACCTTTGTCTGCGCTATTTGCAGTCGCTGTAAGAGACGAATACTTATTTGAGTTCTCTACAATCAACTCATCACTTCTAAAGTTGACAGAGAGGCTCATTTCGGTAACATCACGCCTTTTCTTTAGCATTGACTCAAGTTTGCTACAGTTTGCTCCAGAGTATCCATAAATACTTTGATTACGGTCACCAATTAAATAGTAATACTTAGCATTTAACGAAAGAAGTGTTTGAAGCTGTATAGTACTCGTATCTTGATACTCATCTACAAATATGTAATCATACTTATCTCTAAACATCTTAAGCCACTTATTCTCTCTTAATAAATCACGAACCTCAATAAGCATGTCAGAAAAATCTCTTTTCTTTGTTACTCTTAAGAATTTTCTGTAATCATTATAAAACTGAGGAACTGGAGCCTTTACATTATCAGCAGACTGCAACTTAAATGAACCTATAGCTGAAGACAGCTGTTCAGCATCTTCATACATGTTTGCAATAAGTTCAAAGTGAGCCTCTTTTTGTTCTTTAGTAGCGTGACTACTTGGTTTATGCTCTTGTCTGAACCAGTTTAAAAACTCATAAAATGACGCTATCGCTTTATACTTTTTCATACTGGCAAGCAAACTATTAGAGAATGCATGTATAGTAGTAATCGTACAACCCTGTCCATGAGAACTTACTTTCTCACGAACTTGAATCCCTGCAGACGCAACCCTTTCTCTAAGCTCATCAGTGGCAGCTTTTGTGAAACTGAAAAATATAATCTTGTTTGGGTCAACACCTCTATCAACAAGAGACTTTAACCTTTGAACACAACTGAATGACTTTCCTGAACCAGCTGTTGCCGCAAGTATTAAAGAATCTTTTTCTGAATAATTTATAAATGCACTCTGCTCATCTGTATATTGAATCTCTGATTTTTTTGCGTGCGATGTACCTTCGAATAAATCAACTTGACCTCTGTCTATTGTAATTTCTTTCTTTTTTCCCATTTTAAAATTTCTTTTTCTAAAATCGCTTCAATATTTTTCTTATCATAATATGGTATTCTTAAAAGCTTTTTATTTGTTTTTTTGCAAAATTCATTTTTTATAGAATCATTTTCTTTAATCTTTTTAAAGTTCGAATCACTCTTTTTTGAAATTGTGAATCTGGGCTCAAAATGCTGCTCTCCATCATATTCAATGCACATATCATAATTTGGAAGGTAAAAGTCAAATGGAAGGTAGTTAATATTCTTACATTCATCAAATTTCTTTTGAGATTCATATAAAACCCTTTTGTTATCCAAGAATCTTTTGACCTCCCTTTCTCCGTGAGACAATCTACACCTTGGACACCCTTGTCCAGCTTTATGTTTCCCTGGAGACTGTTCAAAAACGCCATGATTTTCACAAATTATTTTAACTTTAGTTTTATCACCAACATATTCAACTAATGAATAATTATAATTATCTCCATGTACTTCTGCAAACCTTTTTATAGCATCAGATTTATCGTCTGTTTTCTCTTCTTTTGCACAACAAGGACATCCTATACCTTTTAAATGATTCCATATACATTGCTCAAAAACTCCATGTTTTTTACAAATTATCTTAGCCTTATCTTTAACTTTTTCATACCAAACCAAAGAATAGTCATATCTGCCGCTATGGACTTCAATGGCTTTGTTTATATTTTTCTCAACCCTATCTTTTTTTGATTTTTCGTAACATATCTTACATCTGGTTCCATTGTTTGGGATAATTATCCTACCTCCATCTGGATGTAGTTTACACTTTCTTGTTCTAACTTTTTTCATCTTTATCCTTTTCTATAAATAGGATAAAAGATTTTAAAAGAGCCGAAAAAACTTTTTAGTGCGCAACTATGAAGGTTAATTTATAGGGTCAACCACTAAGTTTATCTTTTTCTTGGCCATAATATATTAAACGTTTTGAGCCTGAGCTTGTTTTGCTTTTTCTGTGATTTTTCTAAGCAACAACTTAGTGTCTCCAGGCATATCTGAAGCATTAACACACCAATCATAGTAACTTGCATCAGCAAGCATCATATCGCCAATAAGATTGTTTTTGTACTTACCAAAATTAAACACTGGTCTTCCGTCATTATTTAAAATGATATTACCACGTACATCAAGAGCTTTTTTGTTTCTATTGAAGTTGTCATGAAGAGTGTTTGGGTTTGTATTTATAAACCTTGCATCCTCAGGATAAGCGGCAACCATTCCATTAAAAATGTTTACAGACTCAATATTTGCTTGCTCTGATTTAATTGGAGTATCCTCAAGAGTTTTTCCAGTATATCTTTCGATAGCTGCTCTGAAATCTCTTCTCTCCATATTGTGATATATTGAACTTAAGTCAATAATGTTTCTACCAACAATTGTAAATTCTATACCAGCATTATTAAACTCTTCTGTTAAGAATTTAAGGTCAAAATTTGTAAGGCTAAATCCAGCAAAATCAGCATCTCCTATAAACGAATATAAAGCTGCCGCAATTTCTTTGAAAGATTGGGCACCTGCAACATCTGCATCTGTCAAACCATTCAACAATGAAGCTTCGTCTGGAATTGACATTCCTGGATTCACCAACTTAGTAGCAATTTGAACTTGCCTTTCAGTGTCAACTTTAATTATAGAAATTTCTATGATTCTATCAGCTGGTTTGTCGCTGTCTCTTTTTTGAACTGGTTCTAATCCAGTTGTAGCAACCTTTAAAAATACCAAAGGTTTCTTAAGGTTTAATTTTAAATCTAAACTCATCTCTTCTAAATTTTTGTTATTTATAAAGCGAATATAGTGAAAATATTACACAAACTCACCATTGATGTAATTATTTCTTTCTTTTATTTTTTCATCACTCCAATTTTCTTGTACAGATTTGACAAAATTAACCTCCGTTTTTGAGGTCCAAAACAACTTTTTATAATCACTATTATATGTTTCAAAAAAAAGAAGACCGTCCTCGTCTTCTTTTATTAAGATGAGCTCTTGGCTATGTGGAATAACTTCGCCATCACCCATCTCTTTGTTTTTAACTAATATATAATAATCTACATTAACTTCTTTCATTATCTAATTTCACAATTTAAAAACTCTTTTAGTTTTGAACTATTATTAAACGTTCTTAACTTTTTAAGAGCAAATTCTTTAATCTGTCTAACTCTTTCGTTTGTTAGACCAATTTTATTTCCTATTTCAGCAAGAGTCATCTCTTCTCCTCCATCAAGTCCAAAATACATCTTTAAGATAACACCTTCTCTTTCTGTCAACTCATCTAAAACGTCTTCTATTTCAGTCTGAAGAGCATGTTTATTCATTCCGTTTTCCATCTCTCTTAATCCATCTCCAGCCATTGACTCGTGAAGTTCTGTAGCAGACTCATCTGACACAGTTGTGTTAAGAGAAATCTCTATGCCATTATCGGTATAAGCATTCCTAACCTCTTTTTCAGACAAAGTTGACTTCCCTTCTTCTTCATTGTAATAAAAATTACTAATCTCTTTTATAGTCGGCTCCCTACTAAGCTCTTTAGAAAGCGCTTCCGTAGCCTTTATCACCTTATTGATTGCATTGATTCTATTCACTGGCAATCTAACTGAACTTCCATTTTCGTATGCTGATTGCAATATAGATTGTCTAATCCACCAAACCGCATAAGAAATAAACATAAACCCCTTAGTGTCATCAAAACGCTCTACGGCTTTTATTAAACCTAAGTTACCTTCTTGAATTAAATCTTCCAGCGGCATCCCAGTATATGTGTATTCTTTTGCAACTGATAGAACAAATCTTAAATTACTCTCAATCAATTCTTTTAAAGCCCTTTGGTCTCCGTCTCTGGCTTTTATAGCTAATTTTACTTGCTCCTTTCCATCAACCTGGTCATACCTTCTAACTTCTTTGTAATAGCACTTAAGCGACAAGTTGTCTCTTTGCATTGTTTCATCTCCTTTCAACATATTCATCCTATTATTTATTAATCATTCCAGTTAAGCTGGGAAATGAATTTTTTGAACTTATTAAAGTCCTCTTCGTTGTCAATGTTTATAGCAGTTGTGCTTTCATTACCTTCTGAGTCAGCTCCAGTGGTATGTACTTGAAGGAACCTGCTTTCTTGCCCTCTTTCTCTAAAGCTAATCAAATCAACTTCTATAATACCAGAAATTTGCCCTTCAGGGTTTTTTGTTTCAAGTCTTATAAAAGTATTACTACCTTCCTCTGTGAGAACGTTGTCCGCAGATTCATGATGTGATAAATTAGTAGCAGGTGCCGTAGGTGCCGTAGGTGCCACTGCAGGTATTGCTGTAATCTTTTGTTCTTCTTGTACTTCTTGTACTGGAGGCCCCGTTTGTATGCTTCCCTGCGATGGGATTGCATTGCCAGGAAACACTCCTCTGTTGTTGTTATTATTTTCCATTATTCCACAATTTTTTATTATAAACAAATATAGTCAAAAAAAGAGCGGATTCCAAATTGGAACGCTCTAATCTCTTATTTTTTATAAAATTATAAATTTATTTTTTCTACACTGCACTTTGAACCGTTACAGCGTCAATGACTTGTTCTAATATTTCTTCTTTTAAGTCATCAAAAGATAATCTCTTTTTTGTATTCTTTGCATATATCAACTCCTCATTTGGTTCGTCAATATACCATTTTGCATTACCAATCTCAACAGTTGGAAAATCGAGCTTCACCTTCTTTCTCTGACCCTTACCTTGTCTGTGAGATTTTTTTTCTAAAGTATCAAAATCAACAGTCCCATCAGCATTTTTATCTGCTGTATCGTAAAATTTCTTTAATTGAGAAATTGACATTTGATGGTCGGTCCTGGTATCTTGCTGCAATTGGTTTGAGTTTCTAAAAAATATTGTCGTAATAACATTATCTCTCACAACTGCCCAAAGCTCATCCCCAACAGAAACATGCCCAGTCTCTGGGTCTTTAGATGAATATACAACTGGATATTTCTTTATCTGTATTGATGCTGATTCATATTCAGGAAAATTAACTCTCTTAATCAAATCTACAGCACCTTTTATTTCATCGTAATTAAACTTAGGTCTTGTATACATAGTGCTTGAAAGCCTGTCATGAACTCTATCTTTAAAGTGAGTTGATGGCGCTGCTTCATTAAACACTTCCATTATTATGTTTCTTATTTCTTGTTGAATGTCCATTAAAAAGTGTCTTTATATTTTAAGATTTGCTGCATTTTAACAGCATCCAATACAGTACCTCCTTTAAGAGTCATTGTGTATTCTTTAGATATTGCATTTTGAATCTCTTCGAAACTCAATCTGGTGTCATCAACCAAGAAACCTCTCTCTGAAAATGTGATAACATATTCAGATTCTGTGCCGCCATTAAACCTGACTGCTTTTGGCTTCATCTTAACCTTTGGTGCTGGAGCTTGCATAGGAGGAAACTCCTCGCTCAATAATGCGCCTTTTAAAATGCTTGAAATCTCTTCTCTTAATTCGTCCATTGCAGAAATACTTTCTAATAAATAGTCCAAAAAAAAAGGTGTTTAACTATTTTAAACACCTTTTTTTAACAATTTTATTAGAAATTCTAATTTTAGAATTCACCTTTTAACCTGGCCTCCATCATCTTCTTCATGAATTCTTCGTACTTTTTCTTTTCAGCACGTCTCTTGTTGATTACAGCTTCTCTTGCTTTAGCAACTTTGATACGAGACTCTCTTAAACGCTTATTTCTTTTTAAGCCTCTTTTTGCCTCTGCCTGTCTTTTTACTCTACTCTTAGGTTTTTTCATCTTTTCTATTTTTATAAAATATAAGAAACTCATTTTAATAAATCAAATTTTCTCATAATGTTCTTTAAGAAACTTTACTATTTCTCTCGATGGCACCTGAACCGCTCCGTTATCAATAGCTCTCTTAATCACATCTCCTTTGACATCATAATGAGGCCTATTCTTACCTCGCTTATTTTTCAAACCAGCATCTATTTAACCCTATCTCTTCTGCAAACTCATGCAAAGAAGAGATAGTATCAGCAACTAAGTGACACCACCCCTTCCTTGGAAAGTCTATTAAAAAAAACTGGTTGATTAGCTTCCACACATCAAACAATCATCTGGATTATCCAGGCTGCAGTTTAAGCCTTTTAAAGCCTCTTCTTCTGCGTCTGATAAGTCAACAGTGGGTTTTTCTATAACTGCAACTTGAGAAACCTGAGGCACCACTGGAGCCATTACTTCAGGAATTACTACAACCTCTTCTAATTTTTCAGAAGATTCTGTGTCAACTCCAAGAGATTTTCTTGCTTCAGCTTTAGCATTGCTTCTTAAGTAGTACATACCAGTTTTAAGCCCTTTTTTCCAACCATAGAACAATGCTTTGTTTAGTTTTCCAGCATTTGCATCACGAATAAATAAATTCATTGATTGTGATTGACAGATAAAAGCACCTCTATCAGCCGACATATCAATCAAATTGCTTGCTTTCATTTCCCAAACAGTTTTGTAAACAGACTTAATTTGGTCTGGAATGTTGCTTATAGTTTGAATTGAGCCGCTATTTTGTATCAACTTAACTCTCATCTCATCACCCCAAAGGCCAAGGTTTATTAAGTCCTCAACCAAATGTCTGTTTACAACAACAAATTCTCCAGACAAGGTATTTCTCTTGTATAAATTGTTTGTGTAAGGTTCAAAACACTCATTGTTTCCAAGTATCTGAGCAGTAGAGGCAGTTGGCATAGGAGCAAGTAAAAGTGAATTACGAACACCATATTTCATTACTGACTTTCTAAGTTTAGACCAATCCCACATTCCAGAAAGCGTTTCCTCATTCACGCCCCATAGGTTAAATTGAAATTGACCCTCAGAAAGAGGAGAGCCACTAAATGTTTTATATGCTCCATATGCATCTTCAAACTCTTCAGAATCTTGAAGAGTTAATTTCATTGCTTCTTTTCTAACTTTCTTAGATATATCGTTAGATGCTGTCATAGATGCAAAGTAAATGGTCTCAAAAATATCTTTATTTAACTTTTTAGCTTCATCTGATTCAAAAGGAATACCCATAAGAGCAAACGTATCCGCAAGACCCTGCACTCCAATACCAATTGGCCTGTGTCTCATATTCGATTTCTTAGTTTCCTTAGTTGGATACCAATTAACATCAATAACCTGATTAAGGTTTAGTGTAGTTTGATATGCGACATCATAAAGTTTTTCAAAATCATATTCTCTCAAATCCTTTTCTTTCGATTTAACTCTACCACTTGGTATTGTAACCATTTTTGGAAGCGCTATTGAAGCCAGGTTACATACAGCGGATTCATCTGGAGTCGAAACCTCTAAAATTTCTGTACACAAGTTAGAAGATTTGATTGTACCTATGTTTTTTTGATTTGACTTGTTGTTGGCCGCATCTTTATATAGAATGTAAGGAGTTCCAGTTTCAATCTGAGCCTCAAGTATTTTTGCCCACAATTCCCTTGCTGGCATTGTTTTTCTAACTTTACCTTCTGATTCATATTTCTCATACAAAGCTGTAAACGCTTTATTGTCATGTGAATCAAAAACATCAGAAAGCCCTTGGCATTCATTTGGACACATTAAAGACCAGCTTTTATCTTCTTCAACTCTCTGCATAAACAAATCAGGAACCCAAAGTGCTAAAAATAAGTCTCTCGCCCTAAGCTCTTCTTTACCATGATTTTTTCTAAGGTCAATAAACTGTTCAACATCAGCATGCCATGGTTCAAGATAAATAGCAAAAGAGCCTTTTCTTTTACCACCTTGATTTATCCACTTAGCAACTTCATTGTATGTTTTAAGCATTGGAAGTATACCATCAGCATATCCTCCAGTACCTTTTATGTAAGAACCTTTTGCTCTAACATTATGGATATGAAGACCTATTCCTCCAGCCCACTTAGAAATGTTTGCAACATCCTTAACAGTATCAAACAAAGAATTAATATCGTCACCTTTGTTTGCAACCAAGAAACATGAAGACAATTGAGGCTTCGGAGTTCCAGAGTTAAACAAAGTAGGTGTTGCGTGCGTAAATTGACCAGTTGACAATAACTCATATGTATTTTGAACTTGTTCAAAGTTATCTCCCCAGATACCCAACGCAACCCTCATATACATGTGTTGAGGTGTTTCAGCTATGTTACCAGCTATCTTCAATAAATAGGACCTCTCAAGAGTCTTAAATCCGAAATATTCGAAATCAAGGTCTCTATCATGAACAATCATTGATTCAATTTTTTTACCATTATTTTGAACCAGGTTATATAACTCTTCTGAAACAAGAGGCGCTGCCTCTCCAGTCTCTGGACTTATATAGTTATACAAATCTTCAACAGTCTCTTTGAAACTCTTCTTAGTTTCTTTTTTCAAAGAAGTCAATGCTATTCTCGCTGCTAATATAGAATAGTCTGGATGGACTCTTGTCATTGCCGCTGCAGTTTCTGCTGCAAGCTCATCAAGCTCTTTAGATGTTACTCCATCATAAACACCAGAAATAACCTTCTTGGCTATTTCCATATAATCAACATGCTCAGAATCTAATCCGTATGTTTGCTTTTTTATTCTTGCTGAAATTTTATCAAACTTCACCGTCTCTTCTGAGCCGTCTCTTTTTATTACTTTCATATTTTAACTTATTATTTTTTAAAAATCATCTTCGTCACCATCGAATGATAATGAGTTATCTTCAGCTGAATTACCAACACCAGATTTTGCGTAGTCACCAACTCTTTTTTCAAAAAAGTTAGTCTTATTTTCTAATGCAATATTAGACATAAAGTCAAATGGATTCTTAGTTCCATAAACTACAGGACACTTTAAATCTAACAACAATCTATCAGTAACATACTCAAGGTACTCAGACATAAGAGCTGAATTCATACCAATCAAACTAACTGGTAATGACTCTAAAATAAATTCTTTTTCAATATCAAGAGCAGATTCTATAATCTCTCTAATTCTTTCTTTAGGCACCTTATCAACAACGTGGTGATTGTGAAGGTGGACTGCAAAATCACAATGAAGAGCTTCGTCTCTTGAAATCAATTCATTAGAAAAACTAAGTCCAGGCATTAAATTTCTTTTCTTCAACCAAAATATAGAACAGAATGAACCTGAGAAAAATATTCCCTCAACCGCAGCAAATGCAATAAGTCTTTCAGCAAAACTATCTGAATCAATCCACTTCAAAGCCCACTCAGCTTTTTTCTTAACTGCATCAATAGTATCAATCGCATTAAACAACCTCTTTTGTTCAGCGCTATCTTTAACATAAGTATCTATCAATAAAGAGTAAGTTTCAGAGTGAACGTTCTCCATCATAATTTGAAATCCGTAGAAGAACTTTGCTTCTGTATACTGAACTTCGTTTACAAAATTCTCAGCAAGATTTTCATTTACTATACCATCTGATGCTGCAAAAAATGCTAACACATTTTTAATGAAATACTTTTCATTTTCACTAAGCGTTTCCCAATCTTTTATATCCTGCTCAAGGTCTATCTCTTCTGCTGTCCAAATGCTTGCTTGAGACTTTTTGTAAAACTCCCAAATGTCATCATGCTCAATAGGAAACAGAACAAATCTACCATCATTCTCTCTTAATATTGGCTCCATAAATTCACTTCCTTTTTCTTCTTTTTTTTCTTTCATTTTTTGTTTTTTTTTAATTTTTTAGGTGACAATTCCCTGCAGCATAACAATGGGTTACACTGAATAAATAAATGGTTTCAGCAAAAAACTAATTACTTTTACTAAAATCTTCCTTTTTGTTTAAGAAAATTGATTTGTAAATTAAAAGATGTAGTGATTGACTTTTTGAAATTGGCTCTTGAACGGGTCTGGCTCTTTTTTCTAAAATCTTTTTCATAAACTACAATCTTTATAATAAATAAATAACAAAATTCTTTATCCAAGAAAGATGTCAAATTAGTTTTTAACACCTCCTATACTTAAGAGGTTTAGCCAGAATTTGACGCTCCGTTATCTAAAAATAACGCAATCTCATCGAGAGATTGTTCGTTTTCTGCTGGCCTACTTGCAACAACCCCTTCTTCGTTTTCGTTTGCCATTTCAATCAAAACTCTGCTCGTATCAAACAACAGTAGTTTATAAAGCCCATCTTGACCGTTTCTGTTCTTAATTATCCCAAGCATAGCTCTACTTATCTCTTTCATTTCATCTGGCCTACCAAGCCCAAAAGCAAGGTCAACCGTTGCAATAATACCCAACGACTCCCCAATGTGTCCAGTATTAATTTTCTCCTCCTGAATCGCAGAACGATTTGTTTGGTGAGCTGTCCAAACTGGTATTCTGTAATTATTAGCAATATTCCTTAACCCCTCTGCAACATCTGTTAAAGCATGTCTCATTTCAGCATAAGAACCAAGAGGTTTCATAAGACCAAGGTAATCTACAAATATAATATCTGGAACGAAACCTTCAAGTTCAAGAGTTTTAAGATGCGCCTTAATTGTATTAACTGTAACACCGCCTTCAAGAAACTCTTTAATCTTTAATCCACCACCAAGCTTTGCAACATCTTCAAGCTTTTCTGTAATGTATTCTGGATACTCCCAAACATGCTTTAACTTAATGTCATTAATACACGCATCAAACCTCTGCCCTACCACGTCTTCTGATAACTCCATAGAATAGTAGACAACATTCTTACCTTCAAGAAGAGCTGTTGCAGCCCCTTTTACAAGCATCATCGACTTACCCCCTCCTGGAGGCGCAATCACAACTCCAAGCTCTCCTGGGGACAATCCGCCCCCAATATATTCATCAAGGTCTCTCATGAATGGAATCGGCATTCTAAAGTCTTTACTAAGCCTTTTGTTTACATCCTTAAAATAATCGTGACCAGAGTCTTTTGGCTGACCAGCCTTTAATGCTTCTTCAAAATCTTTTAAGATGCTATCCCACTTATTTTTCTTCCAATTTTCTGCTGCCCTAAGAATTACTTCTCTAACATTTCTTTTTACAAAAAACTCCCTCGATGACTCTTGAACTTCTACTTTGTCTTCAACTTTTAAGGCTTCTATTTTATCAATAAGACCAAGAATATGCTCTCTTGGAATACCTCTTTCTTTGAAGGATACTCTATCTCTCAGAGTTCCAAATCTGATAATAGTTCCTCTATCGTTGTAGTATTGTATACAGTAATCAACAAGAATTTTTTGGTAGCCGTCAAAATAACTACTTTCGAGAATGTCAACAATAGTCTCAGAAAAACCAGTCCTATCTTCACAAAAAACGTGAATAAATTTGTTCTGATAATTTGAGTTTAGGGCGCTATCCCCTTCGTCCTCTTGTGCAAAGGAATTGAATACATTGCTGTTCATATTACTCATAAGTTGTCTTTCTCTCTCCGTGCAAATATAGCACTTATTTTTCTAAAGTAAGCAAAGAAGTTTTAAATTATTTCAAACTTTCTTCGTACTCTTTCTCTTTGGCCATCAGATTATAGAATGGTCCAAAGAAATTATCTGTTCCAAAAAATTGATTGAATCCGTCTTTTGCAAACATCTTCATAGCATTTTCAATAGAACCTTCATCATTGAATGTACTGACTCTGATTTTATCTACTTCATCAATAGCTTCTTGGTTTAAGAAAGGTTTTTTAAGGTTCATTAACTCTGCGTTTCTATACAAAGTATCTTGAGCTTGAATTATTTTCTCATAAGTTTTTAACTTCTTCTTTTTCTGCTTCTCATAACATTCTTCTACCAATCTACCATAAGTATACTTTTCAGTAATCATATCTGGAAAATGCTTAAGAAGAGTTGGCACACCGACTCCGTGAACTCCAGAAATACCATCTGAACTATCTCCTGAAAAACATTTTAAAAGCAAAGCATTGTCAACAACGTAGCCATACTTTTCTTTAAAGTTGGTCTTTGTGATTATATCCATACTGTCTGGATTAACCATTGACACATTATCTGATATAAGTTGAAAGAAATCTTGGTCTCTACTGTAGATGTAGATATGTTCGTCAGGATTTTTGCAACCAAGTATATAATAAGCGATAAGGTCATCGGCCTCAATATAATCTAACTCCGCCTGCCTTACAAATAGTTCTTCCAGATAAACTTGAACGTCTATCTTTTGAGATAATAATTGAAAGTCTTCAGCATCTTTTTCATTGGTTATACCATGACCCTCAGTTGCAATGACTCTCGTCTCGTTCTCCCAATTCTTTTTTCTATTAGCCTTGTATGGCTTGTAGATGTTGTACCTTAGTTTTCCTGCGTGAAATCCGTCCCAAAAAACTATAACCCTGTCTGGCATCAATCTGTTTATAACAGATTTGGTACTATCTAAAAAACCAAAGGTGCCACCACAAAGCTTGCGATTGGCACCCATTAGGTCTTTTCTTTTATAAAAGTTCCTTTTAAGATTCCATTGCCCATCTATCAAAAGAGTTCTAAAATTTTTATTATTATCCATTTTTTTAATTATTTAAAAAATTTATTTATCCAACCATTACTTAAAGAGGCTTTATAAGCACTTTCGCTATTTTTTTGAAACTCTCCTTTTGTTTCAAATTTTTCAGCTTCAACAAAACATCTTTCTATGGTCCAATATCCATTTGGTTTTTTTGTCTTCATGTGAGGACAAAGCTCATCAAGCCAATTATTTTTAAACATTGACATATATGCTCCTGGGCTTTTTTTGTACAACTCTTTCTTTGCTTTATACTTCAAGGCCTCTTTTTTGCACTTATCTTTCGTCCAATAACCTTTGTGTTTTTTGATGATTTTATTCATATGAACACAAACATCATCGAGCCATCCATTTTTTCTTGCAGAATTATATGCGCTACCGCTCTCTTTTGCGAATATAGTTCTTTTTTTATAATTTATAGACTCTTCTATACACTTTTCTTTTGTCCACTTCAAATTTCCTCCACCAATAGCTCCAGCATCTGCTAAATTTAAAACATTATATCCATTTTTTTTATAAAACTCGATTTTATCTCCCTCCAAAATTTTAGCATCTTCAACGTCTATATAATCTGAATAAGATAATATTGGATTCATTCCAGTTTTTTTTATGTACTTAAAAACCCTACTTCTACCATCTCTCCTGTGTTTGTTGTCTCTTTCTTCAATATTATAAGTTAACCCTACATATACAGATTTATCGCCAAATTCATATACATAAACAAGTCTTCTGTATTTATTGCCAACAACTGACATGTGAGAACAAATTTCATTCAACCAACCATTTTTATTAGAAGCGTTATAAGCTCCTCCTGAGTTTGTTTTAAATTTAGACCTTAATTTATACTTCAACGCCTCTTTTTCACATTTTTCTTTTGTCCAATAATTTCTGTTTTTTCTATTCATTTTATCTTTTTATTATAAATACCAATAAAAAATTTACAAAATATATAATAAACGTTTTCATATATTTAAGCAAAAAAAAGCCAAGTGTTAATACTTGGCTTTTTCTTTTTACATTTCTTCTGTTTCTTCAGATATATCTTCAACTTCCATTCCCCACTCATGTGCGTGAGCAGCTTTATAAGCATCTTTATCTGCCTTTTCGTTTAAAATGAACCCATCGTCAGTACAAACAATTTTACCTTTTGTAGGCGTGGCGTTTGTAATATGGTTTTTCATAACAATCAAATCTGTTAAAAGACCAAATCCATATTCAACCTTCTTGCTGACAGCTTTAATCTTACTTGACCTTCCAAGTATTCCTCCAGTTCTAAACACAAGAGTAGATACATAATAAACACCATCTCCACCATAAGGAACCAAAGACGACTGTCCACCTGGAAATGTTGGAGGCGCAGTGTAAGCGTGATTAATTACAATCAAAGTAGACGTATAAGGAAAACTTGCATTCCTTGTAGCATTTATTCTTGGCCCAAGGTATCTTGTTATTTCCTCACGAAGAACTCTGGCAGTAACCATCATACCTCCACCACCTGAACCATCTTCCATTTTTCCAAGTTCTTTTTCAGAAGGCGTACCTCCGATAGAATCCCAAAGAAATAAAACATCATATGGTAGGTCTCCTTTTTCCTGCGCATCAAGAATTTCTTTCACATACTTACAACCTTCCTCAATAGTTGCAACGCCATTATGCACAATAGCTTCGTCAAAATTAACACCCATCTTTTCGCCTCTTTCAAAGCTAAATTTATTTTCAGTGATAATAAATACTGGAACTATACCTTGTTTCTGAGCGAATGCAGCAGCTTCCAGAGCCATTGTACTCTTACCTGTATCTGATTTCCCATAGTTCATTATTACGTGACCAGTTGGAATTCCAGGCAATTTTGTAACCTCTTTAAAAGCAGAGCTCATCCCAATCCACTCTTGAGGTTTATACTCAACAGATTTATGATTAACTTTCTTTTTGTAGTCACTTAATTTTGGAAACTTTTTCTTTAGTTTAGGAGCTTCTTCTTTGGTTTTTTTAACCTCTTCAAATACTTCTCCAGTAGAGATGCAGATTAAATCATCTCCTTCTTTTGTGTACTCTTCCTTAGAAGAGGAGTGGATGATTTTACCATCCACGTCCTCGAACCCCTCAGGAAGAGAGTTCTTCTTTTTTGCCATGCTTATAAAATGTTAACTGATTATTGACCTTGCTGACCGTTGTTCGGTTGTTGGGTATAGTTTTGTGCTTGTTGTTGAGCAACTTGTTGAGGAGCTTGTTCTGAAGCAGGAGCTGCATTCCATTCAATTTCCTTACCAGAGTTATCAGCCTTATTTCTTGTTCTAAGGTAAAATACGTCTGGATTTTCTTGTTGTTGCCCAAAGTTAACAGAAGCTTTACATCCATTACACTTAACTGTAGTGTATTTGAATTTCCCCTGAGCTACGTGCGCATCTAACACAAGGTCATCGCTACCGCAACATCCACATTTGTGAACATCATAGAATGACAACTTTTTTGATTCCATTACCGCTTCATGAAGATTGCCACCTTCAACAGTAAATTCATAGGTTCTCTTACCTACTTTTTTTTCTATTTTCATTTTGAAATTTCCCATAATTTCCCATAATTTCTATTATTTTCTTTAAATTATTATAATATAATATAGAAAATTAGATTACTAAAATCAAGTAAAAAATGAAAAAAAAGTAAAGTTTTTTATAAGTAATTAGAAATAAACCCCTTCTGATGATAAATCTTTATAATTTACACCAGATTTGTAGTCAATTGAGAACATCATGCCTCTATGAAATGAAAGAATTTTAGCTATTTCTTCGACAAGAAATTTTTCATCTGGATGCATGTCAAAAACAAGAGAATCATGAACTTGAAACAGAAAGCTGCTTGAATAGCCTTTTAGTAATTCTTTTATCTCACAAACTTTATCAATTACTATTTCAGAAGCTGTAGATTGAATGTAATTGTTAAATCCAGCATAAGATTTTTCTGGATTTATTATTGAACCCCATTTGTTGATTATATACCCGTCAGCTTCCGCTTGAAGCATTAACTCCTTAGATTTGGAGAATAATGGGCTCAAGAATTCTTTGACCCTTAGCATCTTCTCAATTGGATATTCTTCTCCTTTAAGCTTTTTTAATACAGTAGCCTCGCTTGCTCCATAAAGTATAGAGTGATTTACGAGTTTTGCAACATCTCTTTGCTCTGGCGTAAACTCCATTGATTCAAAAATAATCCTGGCAGTCTCAGAGTGCAAATCTTTATCATAAAACCTTTGAATAAACTCCTCGTCTTCACTAAGGTACAACGCAATTCTCACCTCAAAAGAAGTGTAGTCAAATTGATATATCCTACCATTTCTAAATTTAGAAATTATCTTTGTTCTTTCTTCGTTGCTTTTTGAAAGGTTTTGAGGATTATACCTGTCCTTGCTTGTTATCCTTCCTGTAATTGTTCTTTTGTTTGAATAGTTTATTTTGGCAAGCTTTGCGTTTTCACGATAAATGAAATCAAGATTTTTATCAAAATCATACACAAAAGGTATGTATCTTGTAGACATCCATCTTGTTATTTTGTCTCTAACGCACATTCTTTTAAAAAAGACTTCTTCATCATCATCAAGACTTAAATCATCAAGAGGTATTTTGCTCATTAGAAACGGGACATATTTACTGATGTTTACATTTGTAATTATTTGAAAATATTTCAAAGGAGTCTCTACTCCAAATTTAATCCACCTGATAATATCAAGAGTTCTGATGTCTCCAAGAGAATCAAGGTCAACATAATCCTCTATTCCATCATGAGAATAAATTAAACAATTCATGCTATTAAAAACCTTTGATAGCTCTAATCTATAATTACCTTCTGTAAGAAACATATTTTTTACATTTACAATGTAATTTTTGTTTCCATTCCGCATGTATAAAGCTCCTTCATTGAAGTGTATGTAAGTTATAATTTTCTCATCTATAACATCATCAACAAACTTACTAAAGCTACCATGAACAAGTGAATCAAACAAATCATAATCCGATGGAAGCCATGCGTATAAGTTTTTGTTTACAAATTCTTCAATATTTCTATGAAAGTTTTGACCTTGTATTTCTGAAGCTTCAACAGAATTATAGGTCCAATATAGATTTTCAGAAACTTCACTGTCACTTATTTTCTGATTAGGAAAATTACTCTTCATAAAATTCCACCCCACCATTAGTGTAGCAACTTCATAATATCCATCATCTGGTATTTTTGTGGTAATTTCAACAGGATAACCGCCTAAGAACTGTTTTAAGTCATTAGCTGATTCTATCGTGTCTACTATAATTTTGCAAATCCTAAACATATTTGCAAATATAGTAAAAATTATCTCTTTTTTATAACTACTATGTAATTATTTGGATTTTTAGGATATGAACCATCTGTATTAAGATTTATACGAATATCAACTTTATTTGTATTTTCTAAGTTTCCACCAGCAAGCTTTGCTACATTTCCAATTACTTCATAAACCACATCGCTGTGAGTGTCTGTATATGAACCGCTTCTTGGTTTTCCAAGAATATCTCCAATCTGAGATAATATAGGCTCCCTCTCTCTTGAGAGTGAATAAGCTTTATATGATAATGAGCCGTTTTTATTCCTATTTTCTTTTGCTTTTAAAAAATACTCTCTGTGCGCAGAGGATTTTGGGAAAGTAGAATCAACTCTCGTCATAACATAAGATATGTAAGCAGCTGACCATGGCCACTTATTTTGAGTGGCAGTATCACTCATCTGCTCTTCTGACATGTTAAGACCCAAATTATCCCAATAATTTTTCAACATTGGGTACGCCTCTGGAACTTTTTCGTTTAAATTGCCGTTTTTCCATTTTAACGCTTCTTGTTTTATAATTGTAGTTAATTTAGAAAAGTTTACTTCACTTTTAATCATAATAAAATTTTTTTATATATCTAATCCAGATTCAATGTCAATCATTACATTAGTTCCTTGAGCCACTGCTGCACCTGCCGCAACTGATGCTGCCGTAGGTTTATCAATAGGTATTCCAAGCTTATCTGGAAGCCCGTACCACTTAGAGCCTTTTCTGCTATCATATTGAAATTGCGCTTTCCCTGGTCTATATTCCCAGTGCCATTCTTCAGAAGTCACAGTTCTTACGAACCCAAACTTATAAGCATTTAAAACAAGCCATTCATAAATAGGCATTATAACACCTCCAAATTTAGCACCCTTACAGTTGAGGTCAATTGCAAGTCCTGAATTGTGATTAGAATATCCTGGACGTGCTGTTGCTGGGTCGAAATTACCAGAACTTGCAGTTCTTAGATAATTATCATCATTCTTTTTGTTTTTATTTATTACGTTCTGTTTTCTTAAATTATACTGAGCAGTAGATATAAACCTTCCATTACCATCTATAACATTATTAAAAGGGTCTCTATACCCACTACTAAGATGTAAGTCAATTCCATCTGCTACCGCAGCTATTTGCATAGCTTTATATGCAGACAATATCTGAGCGGTTAATGGATATTTGTCAAAAATATATAATTGTTCAGAACCGATAACAGCACCACCCGACCATAGGTCTCTAACCCCAAGAGAAGTATCATAAGAAGATGTCAATTCATTCAATGGTAATTTTGGCACAGAAAGAGCCACTGGTCCTCCTGAATTTCCATTTACAAATTCTTGACCAAGATAATCTGCTGCATTTGCAGAGAAACTACCAGTCACAGCAACAAGAGCTTCTGTAAAGTTCTTTAAAGCATCTCTTGCAGCTTGGTCAAACCCTTGAGGAATAGCAAGAGGAGCTTCTGATTCTCCAAGCGCCCTAAATGTATCAAGCGTTACTGGCTTAATAGAACCATATCCACTACCAGGAGAGAATCTCATTCTAATCCCCTCTAAAGATGTGTCCATATTATTTGGTGATATAGAGTGCTTAACTTTCATAACTTGATAAAGGCCTCCAAACAATGGAGAATTTTCAAGGAAGAAAAATTGCATTGGATAAACTTGAGAATTACCAAGAACATCAATAGTCGCTTTGTATGAACGACCAGCAAGAACAGGAAGCATTGAACAGTCTGTTGTTACTTTTTTGTTCTGATTTTCATTGTCAACCAACCTTTGAAGGTTGACGATGCTTTCGGCAGTAACTTTATTATCTTCAGTTCCAACTGATATGTTTTTTACGATTTGATTATCTGGATGACCATACTTAATAACATATGAACCAACATTGTAGGCTTTTTGCTTATCACTAAAAGCAATTGAAGTTCCGTCAGCATTCTTTGTCTTAGTCCTTGATTCTGGGGTTGGAGTAAATAATACGTGAAAGAAATTTCTAACCTGAAGATTTGCAAGTTTTGAGCTTGGGCTCCAAATGTTAGCAACATCCAAGTATCCTGGATTTCCAGGAATTGGAATAAATAAAAAGTTATTCTTGGAACACACCTGTTGTATTATATTCAAAATACTTGTATTAGCATTTGGCTTATAAAGCGGTTCTAAATTTATAATAGAATCTCTTACAACAATTGGCTCCCCTGGATTGTTAATCCTTTGCATAGGATAATCATATACAAAAGTTCCGTTTGGAACTCCTTGAGCGCTTTGTGAACTTCCTATGTTTACAGAAACCTGGTCTGTTCCTGGTGGAAATAGTTCAACTAAATCTTCTGCAGTAGCATCTGTACCCTCAGCATATTCTTCTTTAGTTACCCAAACTTTTTCATCCCTTAAAAGGTCTACGTGATTATCTCCAAACCTTGCCTCAAGAGCTTCAGCTACATTAAACACCTTAGCTTTGGCATCATCCCCTTCTGCCCCCTTGTGTTCATCAACATCTCCACATAAAGCTCCGTTGCTATCTATGTTATCGCTATAGGATAGCGACTGCCATTGATGGAACAATACGTGCATTTGCTTATAAATAGCAGCCTCGCTATCTCCAGCCTTACCTAATACTTCTCCAATAATTTGATTTCTCTTATCAATAATGTCATCCAACTTCTGAAGAAGAACGTCACACGCCTTTCTAACAAAAGCTCTATGATTTCTCCCACTTTGACTTGGGCTAAAAATTCCAAATACAAGACCAGAATCTGGGTCAGTACCACTATGTGCCGCAATTGTATACCCTATGTTTCCAGTGTAATCAACACCGTCTTGATTTGTTGTTTGGTTTGGGTTATCTTGCGGATTTTCTTTAATAGAATTATTCCATTTAATATTTGTTGCCGCAAAAAGCGTAACCAAAGGGTCTTTAGAGCCGAAAAAACCTGGAGCTGGGTCTTTCATCTCATCAAAATCAACTACATTTCCAGCTCTACTTTGAGTCGTACCATCTCTATATCCCACAAGAGACCCTATTCTGTTAAGTATAAACTTAGGAGAGTTATCTAAAGCAGTAGTTTTATCTCCCTCATCTCCGTATTTAGCATTAATAGGGACATATCCAAGCGGTTCATTTTGACCAGCATCAGTAATGTCTTTATCTGAATTTTTAAACTCACCATCTGTTGGTGCAGAATTAGCCTCTTGAGCTCTTTTGTTGTCTTCTCCTCTAAAAAACACAGCCATGTATTCATTGCCATTTGATGTCGGGAATGTATAGCCAATTCTATTATTTACTATTCTTGTTGCTGTATATTTACTGTCAACAAAAGATAGTGGATTTTGAGCATTTCTAATTCCAGAAGGAGAAAGACTTTTAGCGTCAGACAGCGAATTACTTTGATTGTTTGCTAAATTTTGAGCTTCGTTTTGAACTGCCTGTATTTGGTCTTCTCTTTTAGACTCTTCTTCCTCATAAGTATTAAATACAAGATTTCCATTTACAAGAGTCACATTATCTCCTAAAAAAACCTCAGGAACAGCAAGCTCTCCCCATATCTGCTTGAATGTGAGTGTCTCATATCCAAGAGCTGCATTCTCTTCTTTTGTTCTTAATTGTATCTCATCATCTTCGCTGGCTTCAAAAGCGTCTAAAACATTAGGAAACCCATCATCTCCAGCAGGGTCTGAAGGGCTTTGTAAAACTACTTGCCAATCATCTGGGCTTTGGTTTCCAAAATAACTCATTCCAGACCCAAGAAATGCTGTTGTAGCTGCTGCATCTGCAAACCCAAATCCTCCTGGAACTATTTGAAGGCCTGAATCCCCATTTGGATGCGCCATTGATGCTGCGTCTTGAGTAAATGCGTTGGACATAAAAAGGCAATACCTTCTTAATAATAAAAAATCAACATCAGAAAGGTTTCCAAGTATTGAATCAGTTATGTTCTGAATATCCCTCTCTGCAAGCTCTTCAATTGACGAAACATCATCTCTATCAACTTTCCAAATATCTCCACCAAAATCTCCTGGTAAATTTGGGTCACTACTTCTTGTCATATAAGCAACAATGCCACCCCTAACAAGTATGTTTGATGCTATGTTTGGATAATATGATTTATAAGGATTTGAGGATGACATTTCAATGTTATTAATCCTTTGCTTGAGTGCTGCATCATCTTGTCCAGACTGAGCGTTATTTACAAGCAAATCTTTTGCAATACCCTCACTAATAGCAATGATAAAATTTTTTACAAACTCCATTTCGTGTTCGTCAACACCAATTTCAACACCGTCAGCACCTTGTGCTCCTTCTAAATTCTTCTTTGTTGCTGGAAGTTCATCTCCATCATCATTCAAAACCAAAGGAAATGATTCTCCAATAAGAATTTGCTTATTTACTAACAACTCATCTCTGGCCGCTTGTCTGTCACTACTCCCTCTGTATCCATCAAGTCCAGCATCAAGAATACTTCCCATTAAAAAGGCAGAATCTTTTGCTATTTGTGAAAATATTTCTCCTATAGTAATTTTCTCAAGCTTCTTTTCTGATGAAGCAAAAACTCTCCTTTTTATTTCATCATCAATCTTTTGAAGATTGTCTGATATAAGACCGAGAGTTTGAGTCTTAGCTGAATCAATTGGAATTCTAAGCGTAGGATTATTAAACGCCTTATTAAATGAAGCGAAATTACTTGTTACAACACCAAACCTCGTAAATCCATTAACATTTACTCCGTTTGCATTTATCTTAAGAGATAATAACAAATAAGTATTTAATGCATTTAAGGTTGTTGCCTCTTTAAGCTTGCTCTCAATAAGTGGTATTGAATTTACGTCATCTCCAAAATCAGCTATATTAGGAATTGTAATAGTTTGAAATCCTACTACCGACTGATTGTTTACAGAGCCAATAACTTCTTCTCCAGGTTCTAAAATATTTGTAACAGTAAGAGCTCTACCTAAGTTAGACTTCATGCTACCCAGTTTCTTAACCAGGTCATCAAACTCTTTTGTTGTATCCTGTGTTTTAACCTCAACCTGCTTACCTATTTTAATAAGGTCAAAGATGCTTGTTACAGCATCATCATTTCCTGGTCCAAGCCTATCTTTTCTTAATCTTTTTGCTGCAAGCAAATATAAGAAAGGTAAATCAGCAAAGAATCCCCATTGATTTGGTACAAACTCGCATTTAACGTCATAAGAGCCATCGCTTCCATTAAATGAAGTAGATGTCCTCTTTAGGTTAAGTAACCACGTAGACGGCTCCCCAAGGTATCCCTTGTAGGAAAATAAGAACTTTGGTGGTGGCCAGTTGAATAATACAGAATAGTCAATAGAAACATTGCTATCTGTTGGATGCCTGTCTTGACCTCCGAAAATAGTTTGACCATACAAATCTTTAAACACAATTGTTACAAGAGGTTGTAGTGAAGTGTTAATCTCAATATCAATTGATGTGATACCAAAACCAACGCTTTGTCTGAAGAATTCTGCACTAAACAGTTTTCTTCCAAGAAAATCAAACGTACTCCCTCCAACGCAAGCTTCAAGCCTAACGTCAATAAAGAGGTCTTTCATACGAAAACCATCTGGCTGTGGATTTACTGGTGCTCTTCCCATATTTATCCTCTATCTCTTGTTGCAACAATTTTTATATTCACTTCATTCAATACATCCTGAAGCGGGAACGGAACCCTAATCGCAGTATTGTCTGGAATATCAAACTCCATAAAGTATTCTGGATTGGCCCAAAGTATTAACCTCCAAAACGTTTCATCTCTATATATATCTCCAGCAATAGTATCTAACCTATTTTTTTGTTGATTGTATATAATGACTCTATCGGTATGTCTCTTTTTTATTAAAACAGGAGGCATATCTTTTAATTTGTCGTTTGACTTTAATAGACTGTAGAAATTGAATGGCATAATTATTTACTTTTCTATAAATAATAAGAATAAAAAAAGTGAAAACAAAGCCTATTACAGATTATAATCCACGAAGTGGACTATACATACCTCCAGCATCAGTTGCAAGAGGCGGAGCTGCATTGAATGACTTGTATGGCCCAATCATATTGAAGTTAAGAGAAACAAGAACCCACATAGGCTGAACTCTTCCACCCTCAAGTGTCCATGGAGCATCTGCATAATCAAAACTAACGCTGTTTACAACAATATCATGGTTCCACCAATCACCAAGGTGAATGTGACAAATAGGAGGAGTAGTAAATGAGAATCCAGTTTCTGAACCATTATCATTTGCAGCTGGCCTTGTAAGTTTAGACAAGAACTCAACTTTTCTTACGAAGTCAATCTTATCTCCAGAGAAATAGGCAGGCTGGAACATCAGATTCTTTTTCATCGTATTTATTCTCTTTATAGTATCTTCAGGCTTACAAGCTGTCTCTCCATTAATAAACTCTTTCTTTATTACATCTATATTATAAACGTTTCCAGCATTCGTGTTACTCTCAGAATAATCTGTAAGACCATTAAATTTATTATCAGCTTCCCCTATTGCATCATTAACTTTTCCAGCTTCTGTCTTAAGTTCTTGAGCTCTTTTATCCAGAATACCAGACTCAACCTCATTATTTTTCTTCTGCTCTTTATTAAAAATTGCATCTTGAGCATTTTTGGCCTTATTCTTAGCAGCAATAGTCTTTGTTTGAAACCATCCGAAAAAATCGTCTTGTTCTGTAGATTGCTCTATTTCTTCTTGTTTTGATTCAATAGCTGCTCCTTCATTTTGATTTTCGTCAATTTTTTTAGAAAGCTCTATAGCATCATCTTTTTGCTTATTTTGTTCAGCCTTAAGAGCTTCAATTTGATTTATTATATTTGTGTTTTGAGCCTTATCGCTATCAGTAAAGTGTTTATCGAAAGTTGCAGCAACCTTTTCCATACCTTCACTGTCCCAATCTCTACCAACATCAACACTTTGAGCGTAATCTGTTAATACGAAAAAAGAAATAGACGCATCTCTACTTGAATTGTTGTATGTATACACAGCCTCTGGTCTACCAAGGAAATTAACTGAATTCCAGTTGGCGTTCTCAGTATTTTGCATACTCATAATATAAGGAGGAAAATGAAACTGTTCCTCACTTGCATAATTTTTTATAAAGAAAACAAGCTTACCAGCATCTGAAGGCGCATAAGGATTCGCTACTGTATATCTTTGTCTTGAGATTCTTGGGCTACCATCTCTCTTAACACCTGTTATGTAAGCTCTATTGTTTTGTGGGTCAAAGTTTGGAGCAAGAGGTTCGTTACTTGCCTTAATAGTGTTCACAATATGTTTTACACCTCTTTTTCCAAGGAAGAAATCTTCATCCTCATAAGGGTTTCCAATAGATGTCTTAGCCATCATTGATTGCGCACTACCAAGTACTGCATCGTTTGCAGTTGGTCTCAATAAATCCATATTACCACCACCACCTTGATAGTAGGCGCCTCCATTTGCTTGTATTACTGAAGCTGGAGTTGTATTTGTTCTCAATTGAGACAACCCTCTAAATGAACCAATTGTATTTGAAATCAACTCCTGGAAACCATCTTGATTGAATGATTCTAACTCTCCAAGAGAAGAAGGGTCTCCCGCTTGAAGTCTGTATAAATTAAACGCACTTCTTTCTAAACTATAATTTCTAATAGTTGAAGTTACTTGACCCTCTTTAAATGGTACGTATGTTTGTCTCTTAAAGAATGAATCTTCAAATTGACCACCTTTTTCTCCTATTGGATTAACAGAATAAAGAGCATCACTAATCACTCTTGGCCTTCTTCCAGTTGGAAAATCTACTTTTTGACTGGTTCCATATAAACCTTGAATTTCGTTACCTTTCGTGACGATATAATCGTCAGTTGAGAAAATAGCCTTTGCTGTAGGCGTGTAGTATGGGTCAAGACGTGTATAATCAACTTTGTTAGTGTTTATACTACCTTGAGTAATTCTTCCTAAAGTCCAGTTTTCATTGCTCGATGTATATTCATTATTTGAAACTTGCCATCTATTTGAAATCTTATTGTTATCTCTAAATACTTCTGAGTCTGTTTCTAAATTTGTGTTCTTAGAAACATTCTTAGAAAGCAATAATTGTCTTAAAATTATACCTTGAGTAAATACTCTTGATATACCCAAGAATGCGCTGGTCCCAGCTCCATTAACATTTACTCCAAGCAATCCATATCCAGCATTTTTTGCAATAGCATCTGTTCTATATGTTGACGAATCTGTAAGAAGATTTTGAGCCAACGGAACATTAGAAGAAACAGCGTTATCTCTAAATGCAACAGAATCAGCAAGTATACTTGAATTATTTGGAACGTTAGCCGCAAGGTCTGTAGCTCTATGAATAGCAGAATCAACACCAAGGTCACTTGTACTTGGGACGTTAGCTGATAAATCATCATCTCTAAAATCTTCTGAGTCAGTTAAAAGATTTGAACTATTAGGAACATTAGCAGAAAGGTCATCAGTTCTAAAAGGAGCTGAGTCATCTAAAAGGTCACTAAAGTTTGGTACATTTGTCGCTAAGTCATCATTTCTAAACGGAACTGAATCTACCTCCAGGTCACTAAAATTTGGCGAGTTAGCAGAAAGGTCATCAGCTCTAAATGGAACTGAGTCTACTTCTAAATCCGTATCAATTGGTGAATTAGCAGAAAGGTCATCTAATCTAAAGTTTGCTGAATCTATCTCAAGGTCGCTTAAATTTGGAGTGTTCAACGACAAGTCATCATCTCTGAAGACAACTGAGTCTGTTTCTAAATCTGTAAAACTTGGAGTATTAAAAGAAAGGTCATCGCTTCTAAATGGAATTGAATCTGTTTCTAAACTACTTTGAACTGGTTTATTTAACGACAAGTCATCAGCTCTAAATTGAGTTGAGTCTTTTTCAAGGTCTGATTGAATTGGTTTGTTTACAGACAGGTCATCAGCTCTAAATTGAACTGAGTCTGTTTCTAAACTACTTTCGCTCGGCTTGTTTGCAGAAAGGTCGTCAGCTCTAAATTGAACTGAGTCTGTTTCTAAATCGCTTAAATTAACTTTATTTGCTGACAGGTCGCTATCTCTAAATGGAACTGAGTCAAATTCTAAATTGCTTGTATTTGGTTTGTTTGCCGAAAGGTCATCGCTTCTAAATCTCTCAGAATCTTTTTCAAGGTCTGAATTTTTGTTAGGATTTAAAGCCAGGTCATCTTCTCTAAACTGAGCTGAGTCTGTTTCTAAATTTGTAGGATTAGGTCCGTTTTTAGAAAGTAGTTCAATTCTTTTTTCATCACCAATTTCATCTAATCCAATAGAGCCTTCTCCGCCTTTTGAAAGATTATTGTTTCTATATATTTCAGAATCAGCTTTAAGGTCAGAATCGTTTGGAACATTCTTATGAATATTATCTCTTCTGTAAAGTTCGTTATCTCTTTCTATATCAGTTTTGTTTGGAACATTTCTGTTCAAATCTTTCTCTCTATACTGATTTCTAATATCTTCAGTATCTCTAAGAAGGTCTTGGTCCTTTGGTGGATTCTTACTTAAATCACCTTTTCTAAATGCACCAGAGTCTTTTTCAAGGTCTGAATCATTAGGAGTATTCTTTGCAATAGATTGGTCTCTCTTAGCTTTAGAAATATCGTCTATATCTTGCTTCTTAATACCTTCAACATTTTTATGAAGGTTTCTTAACCTAAATGATTCAGAGTCCTTCTCAAGGTCTGTATCTATAGGTACGTTCTTATGAACATCATTCTTTCTATATTGATTTCTAAATGATTCAGAATCTTGAAGTAAATCTTGGTCCTTTGGTGAATTTTTTGCAATAGCATTCTCTCTAAAAGCTTGGCTATTTTTATCAATATCATCGTTGAATGATAAATTAGGGTTGTTCTTCGCTAAATTGGTTCTTCTTAATTGTTCTGAATCTTTTTCAATATCAGATTTCTTAGGAGAGTTTTTTGCAATAAGATTATTTCTATAAGCCTCTCCAGACCTCATTAGATTATTTTTGTCATCTTGTATTTTTGCTCTTGCAAGCATTGAGTTTCTAAAATCTTCAGAAATTTTTGCAAGGTCAGTTTCATCAGTAACCAACTTAGCAATCAATTTATCTCTTATAATTTTTGCATCCTCTTCAAGATTTGACTTAAATGGAGTATTTTTAGACAATAGAGTTTCCCTTGTTCTTGGATAAAGAACATCATAAACGCTGGATGGTCTGACAATAGTTTTAGCAAGAAGTCTTTGTCTTGCGTTAGCCGAAAATTCTTCATAGTATTCTCTTAGCTTCTCCTCTTGTCTGGCAGCATCATCGTTTGGGTCAAATAAAGGGAATCCGTCTTCCATTAATTAGTGTTTCTTATAAATAATAAAAGAAAAAAATTCAGGCATTAAATTAAAGCCTTTTATGTAACAATCGTTGTATCATCAACAATAATACTCTGAAGGTCTCTACCATTAAGCTTAAGGTCAATTTGAATCTTTTGAGTTCCACCGCTCTTTCCGCCACCTTCTCCAACTTTACTAAGTTTAGCAAGAGCTTCAGCGATTTTATTAATTGAGTCTCCCATAAGACCTCCTCCTATAGCGCCAATTGCCATAGACCAAGAAAGATTTCTAAGCATCTCAAGTTTTTCAAGGTCAAGACTGCTTGTTGCAGACATCAACCTTTCAAGACCTTCAGCCATCCTATCCAACCCATCTGCAGCAGCAGGAAGCGTTTCTCCAAGCGGAGCCATTACAGCGGCAAGACCAGAAAGGGTTCCAATCATCATAAGCATACCAAGAAGTAATATTGGATTAAGGAACATAAGCCCAGCAAATCCAAATCCAATTAAACCTGGAACTATGCCGAGAAGAGCGTCTCCCATTTTTGAGAAAGCTGTCCAATCCACAGCAGAAACCATAGTAGCCGCAACAGCAATGCCCATAAGCCCTAAAGAACCAAGCATCAACGCTGGAGCTGCCATCATAAGAGCAAGCCCACCAAGCAATAAACCTGGCGCTGCTAATAATAAATTCCAACCAAGGTCACCAAGCCACCCGAACTCCATTCCCTGCATTGCTGCAGCTGCAGCAGAAAATACCATAAGAGAAGCTCCAAACGCCATCAAAGCAATACCAACAGCGACTAAACCAAGAGCTCCAATTAATAAAAACATTCCAGCTGGAGTTGATAATAATAGACCAAGACCTATCAAGGTGACAACTGTTCCTAATAACATTAACACCGCCATACCAACAGCACTCCAGTTAACTTCTGTAAATAACCCAAGAGCAAATGCAAACGGAATCAAAGACGCTCCAATTAAGACCATCATAAGTGCCCCTTTCATAATACCCTTAGCCCTACCAAGCGTTGATATACCTCTTGCGAGAGATTGAAATCCGAATACCACCAATTTACCTAACGCTCCAACAGCAGCCATAAGAAAAAGAGTTGGCATACCTGGAAGCATCATTAACAATGCTGGCCCAGCAAGCGCTGTAGCAAGCACACCTTTCATTACAGTTCCAAAATCTGTACCCATTGCTTTAAGACCTTTAGCAAGCCTTTCTAATCCTGTCTCACCTTTTCCTTGTGGTGCAGAATCTGTAGCGCCAGCGCCAGGAACCTCAGGAGCCGCACTTTGCGCCATCTCTTTTCCTTTTCCGATTCCCAATTTACCCATAAGACTTTTTCCGCCAGATGCCATAGCTTTAAATCCATCAAGAGATTTTCCAAGCATAGGAGCTGCGGCTACAAACGCAAGAAGAGCTGCGGCCACATACTTAAGAGGCCCTGGCATTCCCATAATACCTTGAATGAACGATGTCAAAACGTCCAGCACTGGCTGAAACAAAGTAAACATATTCATTATAGTATTTTTAAACGCATCTATACTCTCTTGGAACGATTGATTTGCTTTAGCTTGCTCTTCAAGCGTTTTGGTGTCATCCATTTTTTTCTGAATAAGCTGTTGTGCCTGGTCTGCTGTCAAATCTTCAAGACTTGCTATTCCCATTTCATCAAGCATACCGCCTTCAAGAGCTTTACCATTAACATCTACAGAATCAAGAAGCATATTATTCATCATATCTTGGTCAAGAGGCTTTCCGTCTGGACCCATAACTTCTTCCAGCTGCATATCTGGTAAGAAATCCATTTTCTTATTATCTTCCGCATTCTTTTGAATCATCTTCTGAATAGAATCCATTGACTGACCTGTTGCGTCAGCAACTATTTGAAGACGGTCAACATCAATTGCATCAAAAGAGAATGTTCCATCTTCTGCAAACGAACCTATGTCATCACCCATTGTAGTAAGAATCTTTTGAAGCTCTTCTGGGCCTTTACGAGCTGCAGAAAGCAAATCCATTGGATTAATAGCCGCAAACGAACCACCAGCAAGCTGAAGTTGTGATGCCATATCCATGGCTCCTTCTATATTTCTTGCCTTAGCTGCAACATCAAATATCTCATCAACATTCATACGAAGCCTTTCAGCAGTTGCAACCATTCTTGTCAAAGACTCTTCGCCACCCTGGAATCCCATCTGACGCATTTTATCAATATTTCTTGCAACACCTTGCAGGACTTTTTTGGTATTAACTCCAAACAACTTAGCCATCTTATTTGAACCTTCCATATATTCTTCCACTTCTCCTGCAGACTGCCCAGCTCTCATCATCTCTCCTGCAATCTTAGAAACCTCTTCAGAAGAAATTCCAGTAGCCTTTTGAATTGCTACAAAGTGCTCAGTTGCCGAAGCTAAATATTGAGTATCAATTGTTCTAAGTTCTTCACCAAGAGCTCCCATTAATGCGACTGTATCTTTAGTTGACATATTAAACTCAGCAGCCTTACTGGTAAGCTCTGTCATCTGAACTACATTGGAACTATCGAATACAAGACCAAAATCCTTTTGAGCATCCTTAAATGCTTGATTGGTTTGTTTCATGTGGTCAAATATAGACTTAAACGCATTTCCAGAGTTTTTTTCGACCATGCTCCACATGTTCTTTCTAATGCTTGTTTCGGTCTTCATTTGATTTGCAGACTCAGCTTGTAAATTATTTAACACAGCTTGTCCGTCAGACATTTGTTGAGTCAATCCAAGCAATTCTTGTTTTGCCTTAGCATCAAGAGAGTCGGTTGCAAGTATTTGCTCTACAGCATCAAGCTCTCCGTTTCTAAGACTTTCTATCATAGACATCTTATCTGCAATAGAACTAAGAGGTAATTCGTCTAATATATCGCTTATTTCTTTGTTTGCATCAAGCCAATCGTTAAAATGGGTTTCATTTTTACTATTAAAATCCTCTTTGTTTTTATGAAAATCATCATGAAGTTTTACCAGCTGTTCGAATTCATCCTTTTGGTCTCCTTGTAATTTGTTTATATCACCCCCAAGAGTTTTCATTCTATCTTGAACTTCTGATATATTAGTAAACTCTTGAGAAAGTTTTGATGCGTCAATAGAATTAAGAGATGCGGCAAATAAATCAGAAGATGATTTAACAGTCTTAAATGCGCCTTCTAAATTTAGAATTTGATTTGCCGCTTCAGATATGGCAGCTTTTTGACCTTCTATTGACTTCTTAGCGTCATTGATTAATTTAATTTCTTTTAATCTTTCTTCTTGAGTCTTTTTGGTTTGAGTCATGAAACCGCTAAAAGCAATACCCATTTCATTAGCAAGACTCGAAGCGGCCTGCTCTTGAGATTGAATTCTTTTGTTTATTGCATCGAGTGAATCTTGATAGGCTTTTGCCTTTTTCAGATTATCGTCCATATTGTCAGCCATGCTCTTCTTTTATTATAAATAAATAATAAAAAAAAAGCTGCCCAAATTAAAGGGCAGCTGACTATATTATATTTATATTTTTTAAGAATTCATAAAACCTTTATACACTTTAGCTGGGTTGCTGTTTCCAACTGTGGCGTTAAAACCTGTTACCGCTTTTTTAAACACTGGACTTCCAGACTTAGCGCCATCCCTCATAACGTCAAGGTTAGCTGTTTTTTGGTAAATATTAAAAGCTTCCTTGTCGTCTTTGTGAGACATGATATTGTCTCTATGAGCAATAACTCTATCTAAAGAATTAGTGTCTGCTCTATTTTCTGAATCTCCAAACATTCTGAAGAAAGAAATAAAGTAAGGAATTCCAAATGGCAAAAGAAAACCTAAAGTCATGCCAATACCATTATCTTCAAGTACTGATTGGATAACCTTTGGGTCAATAGCTCCGAATATAAAATAAATCATTAAATTATATCCAATAAAAGCAATTATTGTAAGATTAAAAGGAATTACATAAAACCAGTACATAAGCACTTTAGCAATTGTAAGTAATATATTTTTAATAGTATTCATAACATTTTTAATTATTGGTTCTATATTCTTATACGATAAAACTTTAAAAATGTTCTAAATTTTGTGAAATAATTTCACGAACAGCCTCTTGAAGGGTTCTTGCTTTCTTTTTTACTGGGTTTGTTTTATTTGACGCAGCAGAGCTTGCGCCTGGTACAACAGGTTGATTTTCATCTTCAATTCCTAAAAACCTCTTAATTCCAGACTTAGCCATATTTTTCACCTCATCATTAGAAACATCATGAATTCCATCCTTCTTCCTAACCTTAAGAACCATAGTGTCTACGAAGTTTTTAAGCATAGATTCAATACGAAACATTGAGCCGTCAAGATTTTGGTCTAATACAGACTTTTCTTTTTCTTTTGATGCTGGTCCTATTAAATTTGAAAGATATGGATATTTAGCTGGAGCGCCATCTAACACGTTATTTTTAAGAGCAGACTTAAGAGTTGTAAGGTCTGCTCTTAATATTTTATTCTCAAGATTTTTTACAGTATCCTTATACCCTTTTAGTTGGTCATTGTTTGTAAAGTTAAAAAATACTTTACCTAAATTATTTTTATATTGACCTCTCTTTCCTTTTATGGCAATAGGTTGTCCTGGAATATCTTTGATTCCGAACAAAGGAGCTTTAATCAGCTCAAAACTCTCTTGGTGAGCAGCAAGCTCTTCTGGAGACATTTCTTTTTCTCCACCAGCCGTAACAACCTCTGGCTCATAAGAAGTGTTTTCATCAACCACAACTTTTATTACAGAAGATGTAAAATCAAGCTTAAACTTTTCTTTAAATAAAACTGGTATCTGTGTGTTACTAAAAACAGTATTGCTTACAAACTCTCCTTTTGTATTACCTCTCAAATAAGGCCACTTAACAGCAAGCTTAAACACCTCTTTTGTTATTCCATTTTTAACTTGGAATTGGAAAATAGAATTTTTATCATCCAACCTCTTTATGACAGCTATTTCATGAACAGTTCCATCTTTTAATTGAATGGTGATTTTACTGCCTGGCAGCACTCTAATAATGTTAAATTCGAACTTATTCTGATTGAATATTTTCATGTTTTTTTGCCCAAGAATTGTTTCAGACTCCTTAGTTGTCCCGTCTACAAAAGCAAATGGCGTAGTTAACCACTCAGCTCCTGGTCCAAATTGACCAACAAACGAATCTCCAGCAAACTTACCTCTAATGAATTTTCCACCTCTAAAGTTTCCAGATTCAAAAAGACAATTCTTAACAGAAGTTATTGCTCTACTACTTCCTTTTCCCTCTATTTGGATTGCGTCCGCCTTAAAAGTAGAATTAGATAACCAATTTATGTTTTTGTTTGACCAGTCCAACTTAGTCCATGCACCATAATTAGGCAAAGGGTTGGCAATCATACTTTTTGTATTAGGGAAAATAATTTTATGGTCAGGAGATATTACAATCACATCATCATGATATAAAGCCTCAGATGAACCCGTTTCTTTTTTCTTAAAAGGGTTACTAAAAACCTCTTCAAACGCTTGATTTGCGCTCTCTCTTAAATTTTGTAGTTTATTTGATTGTTCTTCCATTTCAAAGAATAGTTTAATAATAAATAGGTTATTTTTTTAAATAAACACCTAATCATTATCTACTCTTTGACTTTGATTTAGCTGCTCTGTGCGCTTTTTCTTCAGCTTCTTTTTTCTTAGTAAGCTCTTCGTTAATTCTATTTAGCAACCATCGCCTTTCTGTAACTGGCATTTTCTTTGCACTCTCATGACTAATTCCTTTTCCATAATATGAAACAAGAAAACACTCTTCTTGAACGTTTTCTCTAAATGTTGGCGGAAATGCAAGGAAGCTATGTGTTCCCCCAAAGTTTATCGCATTCTCTTTACCGCAAGAACCACACCTATGCTTAATAACAGTGTCTACTCCTGGAGTTGCTTTTTCAACAAACTTCTTAACTCTCCTTATTTGAGGAATAGTAAGCTTTCTGCACACTTGAGATATAACCATTTTGTCTTCGCAGTCATTTATTGAATGTGTCATGTAAATTAACTTATCCAAACTACTTAGATTTGCTTTTTCCATCCCAACTTCTTCAAAGTAAGTAAGCGGCTTAAACATAAATATAAGCTCAGTGTCAGCCAGCAACATTGGTATTAGACCATTCTCTGGAGGAGCGACTATATCTTTCATCTGAAATGATGACAACCTAATTGGAACTTCCTCTTCAAAGCTGCAGTGATGACAATTAAGTTCAAGCTCAAGAGTGTCGCCATAAGCATATGAACGCAAGAACAACCCAATAGCTTGAACGTCTCCAGCTAATAAATCTTTTGGGTCTATATTTTGCTCCACAAGAATATTCTTAAGAACAAACTCCATTGCCTTTCCAGACTCCACAAGGAACTCGCTGGTGAGAAGATTTTCCTCAACGTAAGTCAATTGATTTAAAAGAAGGTGGTTTTCTTTGCTTGGATAAAAAAGGCCTCTTGAGGGTATGAATAACATCTCAAAAGGCCTCTCTATATTTTTGTCTTTTTTCTCTTGTTGAATTAGAGCTGAAAGATTTCTTACTTCATCTGTGTTCTCACTAAACTTTTGCTTCAGTTCATCAAGAGAAACTAAAATGTTAGTATCCTTATTTTTTTCTACAACCTCTTTTAAATCATCAATTGACTTTATTACCTTATCTTGATGATTCTCTGACATATTAATCTAAGTCTGGGTAGAACAATTTAGGAGTAATTGGAATATCTTTAATATCTAATTCTCCGCACACTGGACACTCGAACTCATAAGAAAGGTCTAATCCTGGCTCAATTCTTCTTACGTATTCTCTAAAGAATCCAGAATCCTTCATTGGCATTGCAGCGATAAACTTTTTAATATAAAGCTTATCTCTATTTCCATTTACTTCCATTATTTGCATAATGTACTTTTCAGTTACAAGCTTAGAAACTCTAATTCCACCACTTTTTCCACCTTTTACTTCAGAAAGTTTTGCTAACCTTTTTTCATCAGTTCCAGTAAGCAATCTAAATCTTATTCTCATTTTCATAAGAGGAAGTTCTACTTCGTATTCTCCATCTGAGTCTGGCATAATCTCAAGAGGCTTTGATTTAAGCTTAGAAAGATTAATTGTTGGCTCATGCACTTGTCCACAAGAAGGGCAAGTAATTTCTCCTGGAACATAATCGTTTCCAAGTCCAGTCTTTCTTATTTCAACAAGAAGAAAGTTTCTGTCACCAGAAAGCATGCTTTCAGGTCTAAGGTCTTTATCCATAACAGCTTTGTCAAGAAGTACATCTAATACTTTTCCTGACTTAATAAGGTCTGGAGAATAAAGAATATCATCTTCCTCTGCTGTAAGATACTTAATTGTAACTGTTTTTTTACCATTTGCATAGAATGCTCCACCTGATGGTAATTCTACCTCTTCGGTTGGAACTTGAAATTCCATGTCAAGATATTCATCTGGGATATTGTGCTCCTTAGCAACTTCTTGCTTTTTTTCAATTGGAGCTTGCTCGTTTTGATTTGTTGGAATGTTTGTTCCAGCAGTTTCTCTTCCTGGAATTTCTTTCCCTGAAGGTTGTGTGTTGGAGTTAGTTCCTCCTAATCTTATTTGGTCATCGGCCATTACTTATCAGTTTTATGATTTCTAATAAATAATAAGCAATAAAAAAGTTAAACTAAATAAAAAATTATTTTTTGTTTCTCTTAGATTTGAGGGCTCGTTTGTGACTGACCATCAGTTTGAGTTTGTATCTGACTTTGCATTTGAGAAAACTTGACAGCATTTATTTCTGACTGCTTAGACATATCAAGCTCTTTCTTTTTCATTTCAAGCCTATCTTTTACAACTTTAGCCTGAGCAACTCTCGCATCTCTCTCGTCTCTTGGTAATCCAGAAACTCTTGAGTCAGCTTCTCTATATTTAAGTTCAATCTCAAGGTCTTTAATATATTCCTCATCAGATTTAATCATATCCTGACTTAGTTGCATTGGGTCTTCTTCCCCTATTTCCATCATAACCTTGTAGACTTCCTCTTTGATTATTTCTCTTAGTTGCTTATTCATCTTTCAATAATTTTTTAAATCTCTTCCTTTGTGTTTTGTAATCATTATTAAGGTCATGCTCCCACACTCTCTCAATACTAAAACCATTTCCCTTTGCAAGTACGTCTTTAAACTTGTCGTTCTTTACGTTTCTAATTTGCATTTTATTCAAATCCTTTGACTCGTATATTAATGGGTTTGCGTGATAATAATCCCCATCAACCTCAACCATCATATTCTTTGATGGTATGTAAAAGTCATATATCTTGTTTCCAAGAACTTTTTGTGTTTCAAATTTAATGTCAAGCTCTTCCATCATATCAGAAAAAATTCTCTCAGGAGCCGTCATTTTATTTGCCATTTTCTTGGCTTGTGACTCCAGTTTCTTTTTTTTCATCAACTTAGCAGCTTCAGGGCTTGCTTCCCTTCTGGCTTTTGCCATCGCCTTCTTGACCATTTGAGCATATGTCAACTTCTTTCTTTTCTTAGCCATTAAGCAAATCCTAATTTAGGAAGTATATTGCCTATATTTGCAAGACTAAACTCTCCAAGCTCTGCGCCTTTTGCTCCTGTTAAAATACCTGGGTGCGCCAATCCGCCTGCGAACATAATAGCAACTCCTCCCATGAAAATACCATTTGCAGCCTTGTGAATTTGCGCCTTGTCAGCATTAGGCATAAATGGAGCAATAGCCTTTTCTATAATAGCAATATACTTGTGATGTATTTTTTCTCCAGCCTTTGCTGTTTTTCCACCCCACTTCTGAAGCCACTGTGAATTCATTTTCTTCCCTGTCCATTCTGCAGCTTTTCCGCCATACTTTAAGATAGCTGGAACTGCCATAGCTAAACCAAGAATACCACCTTCATTTAGGTCTTCTTCATTTAACCCTTCTCCTATTGCTCCCATGAACATAGACTCATTGAATGTTATTTCACTAATCATTCCTTCTTGAATTGGTTGAGCCCCAGTTTGTGCTGGCTGCGCTTGAGCATTGTTGTCATAAACGCCTGGAGCATCCAATGCACCATCCTTATCTCCTCCAGATTTTGCAAACTTAGCAAGAACAGAAGGAAGACCTTGTACTAACTTAGCCATTGCCTGGTCCATAGTTGCATCAATGTTTTGACCTATCTTTTGGTCTCTCTGTGGGTCTACAGCAGGTTTTTGAGCTTGCGCAGGCGCAGCGGGTGCTGCAGGAGCAACCTGTGCTTCATTAATTTTTGATTCTAATAAAGTTTTCATTTTATTAAAAGATTCCTCTACTATTTTCTTTTTATTATTCATGCGTATAACTTTATTATAAATATGAAATAAAAAGGTGTTCAATTACTAAAAAACGTATTTTATGCAAAAAAAAACCATATTTACATAAAAGGAACAAAACTCTTTAAACACAACAGCACAATGGAAATAATGGACACAGATTTTGATGATAATGCAAAATTAATCATAAAAGAATTGACTGAGGCTAACGAAAACTTTGAAAAAGTTATCAAAAAATTACAACAGGCCAGAAACAAATTTATAAAAAAACACGAACCCATAGAAGCCTTAAAAACAAGTATTAAAAACAAAAGCTAATGAATTCTGATGAAAATAAAGACATAAAAGGAAAATTAGACAGCGGACTAAATAGCCCAAAAAGCCTGAAAGCTTTAACTGAAAAACTAAACAACAGAGATAAAGATTTAGAAGAAGAAAGAGAAGTTTATAAATTCTTAGCAGAAAATTCTAACGATGGCTATTGGGACTGGAAAATGGATAAAGACATACCTTTTGAAGAGCAATATGAATATATGTCTCCAAGATTTTGGGAAATATTTGGATACTCGCCAGAAGAAAAAGAACACAAAGTTAAAGCGTGGATGGACATGATTAACAAAGAAGATGGAGAGGCTGCTGTAGAAAATCTTAATAAGCACATAAAATCAAAAGGAAAAACGCCTTATAAACAAACAGTAAGGTACACACATAAAGACGGAAGTACGGTTTGGGTACTTTGCAAGGGAGCGGTTGTAAAATGGAACGAAGATGGTAGTGCATCAAGAATGATTGGCACTCACACTGACGTTACTGAAATAATGAATTCAAAAAACAATAAGTAATGGCAGAAAAAGATGAAAACCAAGGGTGGAAAGAATGGTCTAACCACGTCCTTAAAGAACTTGAGCGTTTGAATAGCAACTATGAAAACCTTAAAGATGAAGTTATTAAAACAAATCAAGAATTAGTTAAGACTTCTGGAATGAGGTACGCTCTTAATGAACTTAAAGAATGGAAGAAGGATGTCGAAAAAGTTGTTAATGAGACAGACCTCAAGGAAATGAAAAAAAGTGTTGCAGAAATTAAGACAAACACAGAAAATATTGAGAAAAATAAAGGCAAAATAACAGAAGTTGACAAAGAAAAAGATGCCAACAAAAAAGACATTGATGACCTTAGAACTTTTAAAACAAAAGTAGTTACGGCTGGAGTCATTTCTTTTTTCATTCTAACTACAGCAATTACTATTCTTGGTTGGTATCTGTCTTAGAAGCTTTTTTAGCCATACCATCAACCATTCTTATGAATTTTGTAGTATTGCGTTTTACATGAAAGAAATTGACTGTATGGTTTTCAACCACTTCAATTAATCTTTCCCAAGCCTGTTGATTTTCTACAGGTTTTTTTTTGTTGTTAAGCCACCCGTTAGCTACCCATTTATCATACCACCTATCCTTCAGGCAATTTATAACATAAGCACTGTCTGAGTAAAGATTTATCATTTCACTGCCTTTTCCATTCAGAGCCTCAAACGCTTGAGCTACAGCAATTATTTCCATTTCTTGATTTGTTGTTCCTGCAACGTGCCCAGAACCTTGAAGTGTTATCTCCATATTTTTGCCTGGTTCATTTTCTAAAATTAGAAAAGCCCATCCACCTTTTCCTTCTGCAGTTCCATCTTCTTGCCTGTTATTGTCTTTGCAGGCTCCATCTGTGTATATATTCATTTTCTGTATTTTTCAAAAGGTTTAACTGGTTTTAAATCTTCTCCTATCGTTTTCGCCTTTACATT